CTATATCGTTTTTGCGATGATTTCACCGCACACGGTCATTCTCTCGTCCGTCGGCATACAGAGCAACCTGCCCAAGATACGTCTGATGCGTGGGTCGATGACCTCCTGGCACTTCTGAGTATCGGAGTTGATGTCATGGGTAAAGAAACGCCCTGGGATAAAGACGTGGTTATGAAGCACATAGTCCCGTGCGAGGAAGTAGTCGGGAGAAATGTTGTACCGATATCCGAACAGAGCGATGCCGGACGGAGTGGGCATGGTTTTCCGGCGTCCGCGCCCTGTCTGCGGAGCGGCAGACTCTGTTTTTTCTGATTCGGCAACCTGTTGGAGCTTCCTCAGTGTGATGGTTTCATAATGACGGAGCGGGACAGCACCGAGGCTTCCTTCTGTGAACCCACGGTCCGTATTGTACTCCACAAAACGCTCCCACATAGTCACGCTGTCAATCGTCATGCCGATGTTCTGAATATGGTGCTCCTCCGCGACACGTTCCGCAGCTTCAAATTGCACGTCAGTCGTTATCTGGAGCCGGTAGGCAACCTCGGCAAGATTGAGGGGGAGCATGATTTTCGGCGGCATCCCGAAAAAGGTCTCCGCTACAGACTGCCCGGTTACGATATCGCAGAAGGCGGCAATCGAAGCGGGTGGCAACAAAATCGCTCCGTCTTTGATGCCTCGTGACAGCAGGGATGCGGTGATGCTGCACGTCCTCGCGATTTCCTTCGCCGTCAGACCGTTCTCACGCTTCTTGACGTCCATCATATTGGCGATATATGAGGTCTTGATATGAACCGCAGAATCAATGTAATAATTGATGATGCCCCGCTGGATGCGGATATCGCTGATGCTGCGGATTTTTTCGAGAAGGTCAGGACGGATATGAAAGTTTCTGCTGAAGGCTATTTTTTTTAAGCCGGTTGCCCGGTCGTAGGCGTTTAGCTCGGATTCAATTTCCAACAGAATAGATTTGACTTTTTTCTGCTCCTGCTCGGAGGCAGACTCCATTCCGCTTGTGAATTCGACCTCATTTTTCATGGCAGCGAAGGGAGCGGGGCGCTCTGCGGTATTTTTTTCTGACGGAAGGGCCTTTTCTTCAGACATTGGATGTCACCTCACTTTCAGCGGCGGAAATACGCTCCACTGCTGTCTGAAACAGCTTGCGGTTATTCAGAGAAAGAAATTTGTAAAGTGCAAACACATAGTCGGTTTCGATGCGCTTCGCATACAGCGGGAAGTTCTCACAGCACAGCACCCAAAACAGGGGCGCATCCATGAGTTCCGCAGCCTCAACGACTTGCTGAATATTAAAGGCGGTTCTGCGGACAGAGAGGGTCTGCATCGTGCCCTCCGTGTCGCCGTGCAGCTTCCGAATGAACTCTCGGTTGGTTTCCGTTGCAGCCTTCCTATACCGCACGAGAGATTTGATTCTGGCGGAGGGGATGGAGTAAGCGCTGCCATCCTCCGCACGCTCCAGATGCGGGTCGAGGTCTTCCACGATAGCTTTCAGCTTTACAAGGGACGCATCGTCCATGTTGTCCATCTGGTCTATCAACTGATACTCCTGGGGGGACGGCATTGGAATGGAGATACATAGAACATCCCGGAAGAACTCCTGATAAGACAGACCGATAATTTGAAGCAATCCTTCAATCTCACCTTTGGCCCACACAATGCGCTTTCGACGCAGGCTGTCAGAGTTGAATCCGTATCTGACAGCAAGGAAGTTAAAAATTCGATTGCTGTCATCCTCTGAGAATCGGTCCAGCGAACAGCGAAAATTCGTCTCGGTATCTGCGGCAAGGGGATAGCTTTTGCCATACAGGTCGGAGTATTTCCCAAGGCCGCTGCGTTTACGCCCTTTCTTGAAAAAAGCCTCGCCAAGTCTGGTCATAGACCGGACGTCTCTCGAAAAAAGCTCAGTCAGTTTATCGCAGACCTCTTTGTTCTTCAACTTCTCTTCTTCGTTCAAAAAACTCCCTCCTTTCACGCCGGGATATTATACCACACATTGTTGAGAAAAATCAACTGCTATGAATAAATATTGCTTGAGTAACGGATTTGACTTCTGCTTGCAATATAAGCAGGAATTTAACCTCTGCGTAAAAATTGACTATTAAACTTTTGAGTGGTATAATAAAATATGCACAGAAGGAGGGATTCCGATGCCAAATGAACCTGTAAAAATTACTGCGCAGGAATTAGAGGAAATCAAGAAACTGCCATCCTGCCAGTTCATGCTCGGCGGCGCACCGCAGACCGGTTTTTTTGATAAAGTCAACGAGAAAATTTACTATCTCGATTCAGAAGGAAACTGGATGATTAAGCGTGCGCGGGTCAAGAAGAGAGAACCGGAAAAGCCCCAGGAAGAGGAAGCTCTGGCAGAAGAGAACGGTGAGGAAGAGGAAAGTGGGAAAAGGAGGTGGCTGCGCAGGAAGGCCAAATCCGATGTTGAGGATGAATCTGAGGACGGTAGGAGCAGGTTGGACGCCTTGAAGGAGTCTCTGGACCAGCCGCTATTTGAGAAAATTCCGCTGACCAGGAAGAGGTTACTTGTCATCATCGGCGGGATGATGGTGTTGTTCATCATCGGCTCCATTGCGAGCAGTGTGCTTTTTGGCGGTAATGATATACCGACTAACTCTACGCCGATTGAAAATCAGGAATCCGTGGATGAACCAGACCCGTCCTTGAACACGATACAGGTCATTCAGGTCAAGCAGGACCTGATTCCGGGAGATGTTATCACGGAAGACGTCATTCAGAGCGCCACCATCAGCGCAGAGAGCTACAATCAAATTACTCTGGGCGGAACGAATATCTACCAGTATAACCGTGCTTCCAGCCTTATCGGCAAGTATGCTACCGCATATATCCCGACCGGCCAGTATCTCGCATACAACAATGTGGCGAGTGCATACACGCCGCCGAAGAATCCGTGGGTGAATGAGCAACAGGGGAAGGTCTATGTGACAGCCCCTCTGGACGATGAAACCGCGACCAGCGTTCTCCTCAATTTTGGCGCGAAAGTTGATATGACGATTAAAAAGGAGACTGTCCGGCAGACGGAAGCCCCGGATGATTCTCCGGACATTCCCGGAATGACGCATCAGACGACCATCTATCAAAGTGTTTCCATTGACACCTACGAAATGCAGAATGTCATTGTGTGCGATATCCTGAACGCGGAGCAGGTCAGCATCTACGACGAATACACCAAGCTGATGGAGATTCCTGCTGGTGAACAACTCAATTACCTCCGTGCGGCGCTTTTGGAAGATGAAACGCTGGCGGATACCCTGACACCCGCCTATATTCGTATTAAAATCGGCACCGACCAATCGGACGCAATCGGAGACCTGTCCGATAAGTCCATTTCCATCAAATATAAGCTCCACGACGATTCCGACATTGACATGACGACCGACGCAAAGCGCGAATACGCAGCGCAGGCAAGGGCGCTGGCGGAGACGATTCGGGATGCCATCCACGCAAACGCTGAGACGGCTGCGGAAGGAGGCGGTGCCTGATGTTTCGAGGTCTGCGAAGAACAGTGTTGGCAATTCTTATTCTGGCGCTGATACTGACTTTTCCCGTTACAGCGTCTGCCACTGACGCCGGCTTTTCCGATGTGCCAGAAACGGCACCGTATCATGATAGCGTTGTCTATCTCTCAGAACGGCAAATCGTCACAGGGACTGGCATCGGCCAGTTCTCCCCGGATGCCCCCATTACCGTTCGGCAATGGGCGGTCATGCTCTGCCGAGCCTATGGTGTCCAAATGAAAGGCAATGGATGGATGGAGCAGAGTCAGAGCGGATTGGATGCTGCTTACGGTAACGGTTGGCTGAGTGAGACCGCTGTCGTCTCACCAGAAACACAACTCTGCCGGAGTGCGGTTCTGGAAAGTGCGTTCGATGCCGCCCAGATACCGGTCTACGACAATGTACTCTATGGAGGGAAGGCACTTAGCCGTGAGGAAAATGTCCTGCGTGTTGGGCAAGAGCTGGGCCTATGTTCTGCGTCCTCGACCGTAGGTGAAAGAGTAACGAGGGGAGAGGCGGCTGTCTATCTGTATGAGACATTGACACATCCATTTGCGGTCGAAGCGCCTAAATCTCCGGTCGTGTGCGAAAATCGCTCTGACACGAATCTCAACGATTATCTTATGGAACTGCGCTATCTTCCGGATACCGTCCTCAATGCGTTCAATGAGCACGGATGGAAGCTCGTTATCGACCATGCGTATACGGCGAAAATGGGCAAGCTGTATAATGTGTCCTGCACCGGCGTCACCAGCTATCAGGAGCGAACCATTTATGTTTCGGAAGCGGGGGCAGTCCTGCATGAGTTCGGGCATTTTATAGAAGGGGAGCTGCTCAGCTTTCCTGCCAGAAGTCAGGAACTCTTCAACGCAGAAGCAAAAGATGCACCATTCCGCAGCTATGCCAAAACAAGCAGCAACGAATATTTCGCAGATTATTTCGCTTATCTGCTGACACATTCGGATGGCAGCAAGTCCATGCAGCTTCTGGAAAAAAGCACGCCCAAAACATACGAATATTTCCACTCACTCACGATAAACGGTGAACCGCTTTTGGGAGGTAGTCATGCCGAAGAAGTCAAAAATTATTGAATTCCCGCATCTCCGTGCCCTGCTGGAGCGGGATGACGCCAATCAGGCCGAAGATGCCGCAGGGAAACAGGCTTTGAACTCGGCATTGGAACCGGAGGGGGAGAAGAAATCTATCTGGCAGGAGCTGCGGGACATCGAGCTACCGACCGCCTTGCAGTCCAAGGAAGTCATGCTCTGTACGGTCGCGGTACTGATGACGCTGACAGTCATCGTGTTGTCCATCACGCTTCTATCCGTGCGGCTACTCATGTTTCTTCTTTTCCCCGTCTATCTTCTATACTGTGCGGTTTCTCTGCGGTTGGATTTTAAGGACGGCACTATTAGGGAACTGCCGATGATTTGCTACAGCGTACAGACAAACGCAATTTCCAACGGATTGAAAGGCTCCACGAAAGTGTGTTTCCGGACAGACGATGATGTTCCGTCTTATTTCACCTTTACACTTCCCCGCAAGGTGACGTTTTATCCGAATTGCCCATATCTCGTCTACATCAACGAAAAAACACCGCATCTGTTATATGCCTATTTGCAGATGTGAGTACATCTTCCAGCGGCATCTATCCATACCGGATGGGTGCTGCTGTTTTTTTGCCGAAACACTCAGGCACCTCGGAACTCAGGAACCTGTATTCCTGTTTATCACAATTCTGCAAATGGCAAAAAGGCCGGTATGCTGTGACCATACAAAAGAAGTATCGCAAACATAAAGAAAGTTCAGTCAGCATCCTTTACGGATACTGGCTTTTTATATATCCCAAATCACACAAAACAAAAAGGAGAAATGAAAAAATGTTTACAAACGACTACTTTACGAAAGCAATGGGTTATGTCATCGACGGCGAATCCCGTGGCAGCAAGGAAAGTGCAATGAAGTACCTGACGGGTTCCGGTTTCATGGAGAGACAGGAAGCGGAGAGTTATCTCGCGCATCTGTTTCGCGTGTGGCGGAATCTGTCTGCTGCAAACGCCCGTTAATGAGTGAAGGGAGAAAGAAACTATGAATCACACTTTGAATACGCCGTCTGCCAGTTGGTCAGTTGCCAGATTCCCGAAAGAGGTTCAGAACTATGCTCCGACAGTAAAGGAGCCAGCTATGTTCTCGGCACTCCGAAACGGTGGCGGCAATGTCGCGTTGAACGCATACGCCGCACAGGCGGTTGTGGCATGGATGAAGGGCGAACACGCTGATATGGCGCTGGTCGATGTCGGCGGCTCTACCTACGCAGCGGAGCTTCCGCAGGCGGATGGTACGGTCCTGATTGCGACGGTGAACCGTCCGGACCCGAACGGCAAGACGGTCCGCCTTCGTGCGGCCATTGCGAAGCCGGTTGTGGGAACTGCGGACTATACCTTTACGTCGCTCCCCACGATTGACCGAAGCTGCGAGGTCAACCTCGCACCTATCTATCTGTGCCTGTTGCCTATCGCCACTTCCATTTGGAACGGTGTTGGTACGGACCTCTACGCTATCACGCAGCAGTATAACGCGGGAACGCCTTTTGACGAGGGCTGTTTCCGCCGCATCTGCGACACGCTGGTGGTGATGCTGAACAACAACGAGGTCGAGGTCAAGGTTCCCGGTGGGAACATTGATATCCTCACGGGAACCAGCGTCAAAAGCGGTTCTCTGTCCGGCACGGAGCTGTGCGGCAAGGCGTGTGTCCTGTGCGGCAGTATCCGCGTAACAGCAACAAAGGCGCACACATTCGCAAGCGCAAAGAAGCTGTTTTCCGCGTTCGCAGCCAGTCACAGCTGGTCAGCGGCGGAGCGGGCGCTCATTCCTCAGTTCCCAGACGATTATCCCGTCGCGCCGGAGGCAATCGACATTGCCAAAAAGTTCGTGAATACCAGAAAGGATAAGCGGCCCATGAATAACTTCATGTGGCGCGGTATTACCTCCTATGGTAAGTCCACGGGCGTTGAACTGATGGCTGGGTTTCTGAATATCCCGCTGCTGCGTATGACGTGCAATTCCACGATGGAGACGCAGAACTTCCTCTCCGATATCATTCCCGATACGGATGGGGCACACACAGCGGAACTGCCAGACTTCGCGGAAATCGCGGCGGACCCCGCCAGTGCTTACTTCAAGCTCACCGGCGTGGAGGACGAAGGCGCGACCTGCCAGATGGCCCTTGAGGCGTATGGCAAGGCAGCGGCGAGTAACGGCTCTGTGGCGCGATACAAGTTCGTTGAGTCGAACTATGTCAAGGCGTTGGAACACGGCTACATCGTTGAGGTACAGGAGATTTCCCGTATCCGCGACGCTGGCGTGCTCGTCGGTCTGAACGAATATGACCGCGCAGGGGCGATGATTCCGCTGGTTGACGGGCGCTTCGTGCGCCGTCATCCGGATGCAATGGTTGTTTATACCGATAACGTCGGCTATGCTTCCTGTCGTCCGGTTGACCCGTCTGTAATCCGTCGCTGTGCTTTCGTCATTGACTCTTATGAGCTGACGAAGGAGACACTGTTGGCCCGTGTTCGGTATAACACCGGATTCCCTGACAAGGATTTGCTGGAGAGGATGTATACGGTCTGGTCGGCAATTTCCAAGCACTGCAAGGAGAATGATATTACGGAAGGCTCTATCTCTGCGACGGAGCTTGAGATGTGGGCGCAGTCGGTACAGGTCGATGGCATGAGTAATGTCCGTGAGAACTGCCGCTGCTGCGTCGTGTCGAAGGCGACTTCTGTCGTAGAGGAGCAGGAGGAGATTATGGGTTCCGTTGTGGACCTGTATCTCTGATTTTCCACACAACACGCTGAGAATGGGGGGCCGCATGGTCCCCATTCTCAGAAAAAGGAGAAAGAATATGAAATACGAACACCAGCTCAGGAAGCTGAGTTCTGAAGAGCGCAAGAACTTGAGTTCCGAAGAACTCTTCCACTCCGCTGAGTTTTCCAGCTATCTGCAAAAGATGGGGGAGACGCTGTTGCGGCATTGCGGCATCACTAAGCGACTGTCCCTGACAATTCTGCCGACAGGCATTGCACCAGGCTGGACGGACGGAAAGAAGGAGTATCTCGTACCTAAAAATGCCATCACGGAGGCGTACAATGACATCTATGCCAAGTTTACGGCTCTGCTGGGTATCCATTTCCACGAAATCGCGCACATCATTTATTGCGATTTCGCGGAGGAACAGAAGGCCATTGATAAAATCAAGGCCGGAGAGTTCTACGGGGAACTGCCCACGCCGAAGAATCAGGCAGAAGAGGACGCATTGACAGAAATGAAGGACGCGCTTCAGAACAGTGCGTACCGGCCGCTGTTTCAGCAGATTTTCAACGATGTGACCAACACCATTGATGACCCGCACGATGAAGGCAAAATCATCGACGAGTTCGGCGGCATAGTGGAAAAGGGAATCGCAACATCGCGTGAGGCCCTGTTCCGCAGTTTCGATTATGCGGAAAACATTCTCGCAAATGATAAGACAACCAAGCTGCAAAAGCTCTATGCCCTGATGCTTGAGTTTGCCCGATTCGAGGATGTCTTCGCAAAAGACCTTGAACAGTGCGTGCGTGACAACGACATCATGAAGATGGTCATTGACATGGCCAAGCCCTTGAGTCAGGCCAGATGGACAGATGACGTTGTATATCGTTTTACGCAAATCAACGAAATCTTTCTTATCATGTGGCCCATCATCAAAGAGGCCCTGGATGAAGCGGAACAGCAACAGAATCAGTCGGGAGCTGGAAATCCCCAGAGCAACAGCAACGGCGATTCCAGCGATGGGCAGACCGGCTCAAACGGAAATCCTGGAAGCGGGAATCCAAACAGCTCCGGCAACGCTCAGTCGATGAATCATTCTTCCGCTGCTATTCAGGCTGTTGCAAACGGCCTTGCTCAGACCGCATCGAATGCCGGTGCGAACGCCGCCCCGCAGAACCAGTCCACGTCCAAAGTTGCTTCCGCAAATCGCAAGCAGGCCCAAAAGGGTCAGCAGGCGCAAGGCGGACAGAAAACTTCCTCCCAGACGAAGGGTTCGGCGAATACAAATGGGACGGACAAGCAGATTAAAGAGGCCTTGGAAGCTATCGCACGGGGCATCAGCGACCAGAAGGCGGAGGAAAAGCTGGAGGCGGACATTACGTCCGACCTGATGGCAGAAATCCCTCAGCTGGAGCTTGGCCCCACGCATCGAGGCCATATCAGGCCCCATCGCATCTTAGGCGTTACAGAGCAGGACAAAAAGCTGTATGAGCGGCAGATGGCTGACCTGAAGGGATATTCCCGCAGGCTTCAGAAACTCATTCGGGAAGCTCTGACTGATATCCAGCAGGGTTCTATCCTTCATCACCGCATCATTGGCAACCGTCTTGAAATCAAGAATGCCTATCGTCCGGACCAGAAGTTCTATGCCAGCAAGAAGCTGCCGCAGGACTATCCGTCTATGGCGGTCAGCGTTCTGGTTGATATGTCCGGCTCCATGCAGGGCGCACGGATGAACTCCGCAATGCGGGCGGCCATGCTGCTCTATGACTTTGCGACGGGACTGGGCATTCCAGTCATGGTTGCCGGCCACAATACCCAGACAGGGGGATGCGCCGAATACTATGTGTTCTCCCGCTTTGATGCCATCGGGAAGCAGGATGCCTTCCGGCTTGCCAAACTGAGCACAGGTGGCTGTAACCGTGATGGCGCTGCCATCGCAGCCTCCGTTGGCCTTCTTGCAAAGAGACCGGAGGATGTCAAGCTGATGTTTGTCATCAGCGACGGACAGCCTAATGACGGAAACTATTCCGGCAGTAGTGCCAGAGCAGATATCCAGAATATCGTGAAATCCGCACGACGGAACGGTATCGAGGTTTTTGCGGCAGCTATTGGCAACGACAAGGAGCACATCCAGGCAATTTACGGTGACGGCTTTCTCGACATCACCGACCTGAGCAAATTTCCGAAGATGCTCACAGGGATGGTGAAGAAGAGGATTCTGCGCAATATTTGAGATAATCCGGGCCTTCTGGCCCGGATTTCTTTTTGCCCTTCTTTGGTTCTTGGGTACTTCTATTCCTAAGAACCTATATTCCTGCACAGCGCAATTCTGTAAGCGAGAAAAAGGTCGGTATGCTGAGACCATACAAAGGAAGTATCACAAACATAATGAAAGTTCAGTCTGCACCCAACGGGCGCAGGCTTTTATATAAATCAAAAAATAACAAGTAAGGAGAATCAGAAAAAATGGTGACAAATGTGATTACCAAGTGTAACGGCAAGGATAAAGTCGTTGACTTTCGCGACAAGCTGAGCCGGTCGCTGCCTGACGAGTATGCGATGATGCACCAGTCTGGCGGCAAGAAAAATGGAGGAAAGACCTTTCCCTCTGTCATCGAAATGGTCATCTGTGATTTCACGAAGGGAACGGGCGATAAAAGTGTCACCTGTTCCGTGAATATTGACCCGACCATGTTCGACGAATGGCTCACCGTTTGCCGCTGCAATGTCGGTACGATGGCTGTTCCGCTGATTGGACGTGTCGCGAAGGATGCGCAGAAGCCCTGGGAGACTGTTTTGGCCCCCAATGCTGTCAATGGTTTGATGAAGTCGATTCATCGCACTGCCAGCGTTGCGAAGGCTTATGGCAGTCTTCTGAGCAAGAGCGTAAGCATTGTGGCCAAGGCCGTTAAGGGAGCAGAAAAGAAGGATATCCTCATGGCAGCCGGCACAGTTCTGAAAGAAGCCCGCACTGCTATCGCGGATGCGGACATTGGGACTGCGCTAAAATTTCCGCACCGAATGGACTACCAGTATGCCATGTCCAAGGTCAATACCTACAAGAAAGGCACGGACGGATTTGCGCCGGTGTCTATGCTGACAGTCACGCATGACAGCGTTCGTCAGGACGGAGACCTTGCAATGTATCCTTGGGTCCTGAAAATCACCAACGGCGATGCCAAGGTGATTGAGCAGGCGACCGGGGCCACGACATTCGACGGAAAATCCATGCGAAACAAGGTGGAGGTATTTATCCAGGTTTCTGACCGCGATATGTACCGCATGATGTATCGCGTAACACGCTTCATCGAAACGTGGGAGAATGCCATGTGCATCCCCGTCATCATCGAAGGAGAGAACAAAAAGGAGGCCGAACGTCAGGAGTATCTGGCGCGGCAGAAGGAAGGAGTTTAATTGAATATGAGCAATAAGAATATTTTTCAGCGTGTGGCGGCAATCACCGCAGAACTGGGCGCTATTGCCAAGGACCTGACCGTTGGTGAGGGGGATAAGGCGTACAGCGCAACCTCCGAGGCTACGATTCTTGCGGCAGTCAAGCCGCTGGAAGAGAAGCACGGCGTCTTTTCTTACGCGGTCAGCCGCACCCTCGACCAGAAAATCGTCGAGAAGCCGTATATGTGGAACGGTGAGCAGCGTTTGGTCCGTTTGGTTATGGCGACGGTAACTGAGGTCTACCGCTTCGTCAACGTTGACGAGCCGACAGACTGTCTGGAGACCGTCAGCTTCGGCACGGGTATGGATTCCGGAGATAAGGCTCCCGGTAAGGCTATGACCTACGCCGATAAGTACGCTTTGATGAAGACGTACAAAATCAGCACCGGCATAGCCAATGACCCGGATTCCATTCCGTCTCCCGATGAAGGCGTTGCTTTCGTGGAGACGAATCCCCTGATTCCGTCCTCCAAGAATAACCCCATGATTCCGGCGACCAGTCCGGCAGCCAACATCCCCGTCACCCAGCCCACACAGGCTCCGGCAAATGCGGCTGCGAATACGCAGATGTCTCTTGACGCGGCGAGACAGGTCGTCGTTCCGTTCGGCAACTACGCCAAAAAGACGCTTGGTGAGCTGATGACGATTGACCGCAGTCTGGTGGAGTTCTACGCAAGCGACCGCTTCTCCCGCAGGGATACTTACACGCAGCTGCATGAGGCTGCACAGGTCATTACGCAGAGCAAAGCCGGTTGAGCGTATCAAACACACAACGGCGGGGGTTTCTGCCCCCGCCGCGCAAAAATAAAGAAAGGAGCCTGCTCGGATGGGCTACGATAAATTCAGCATTGACATCCGAGAGGTTGTCAAACTGCTTGGCTTAAAGGTGTCTCCGCAATCGGATTTTAATGGGACGTCTTTCAATGTTCGTTGTCCGTTTTGCAATGACACCAAATATCACATGAATATCAATACCGTGAAGAATGCGTATTCGTGTGTGAAGTGCTCCGGAGGTGAGAAGGGGCAAGGAGCGTTGGACCTGTATGCCCGCGCTGCACATGGCGTTCGCTGTGTCAAGGGACAGAACAGCAGGGAAATGTACCGAAAACTCTGCGACGACCTGCACATCGAAGCCCCAGTTCGCAGCCGCGTACAGAAAGCACAACTCCCGGAGGTCGTGGAAATCCACCGCGCCAGCGACAAGGTGGTGGATAAGGCGTATCGGAAGCTCTTGGACATCAAGTTCTTTCAGCTTTCTGACCTGCACCGTGAGAACCTGCACAGGCGCGGTTTTTCCGATGAAGCGATTGAGCGAAACGGGTATCGAAGCATTTCAGCCGATTTTCCGTGGGTCAACCGTTACCGGAAAGCGAAGGAGCAGTATCAGAAGCTGATTCCGTCTATTCGCAAGGACAATATCCTCAAGCGCCGTACCCCAGAGCGGCTTATCGCAGGTCTCATTGCGGCCTCCATCCTTGCCAAATGCGGATGTGAACTGCGAGGCGTACCTGGTTTTTTCCGGATAGACGGCGTGTGGTGCTTCAACCTTGAGCCGGGGATGCTTATTCCAACACGAAATGCGGTAGGTCAAATCGTTGCCCTGCAAGTACGACGGGATAAACCGTCCGACTGGAACGATTACTGCAAGCGTACCGGTCAGAACAAGGAGTTCCTTCGGTACATGACCATCTCCGCGAAGGGCCTGCCAGACGGCGTTACAACGGATATCAGTCAGGCGCATTTCCCCCTTGGGAACGATAGCCTGGATGACCCGGAAACCGCTGTCTGCATTACGGAAGGTCCGCTCAAGGCGGATGCGGCAGTTGAGCTGAAGGGCAATCGGAAGATGTTCTTCATCGCGCTGCACGGGACGTCCAATACCAAAACCTTGCCAGCAATTTTCGCATGGCTGAAAGGCAAAGGCATTGAAACGGTATTCAATGTATTTGACATGGATAAGGTCACAAATGTCAATGTCGCGAAGGCGGGGCGGCGGGTACGGTCCATTGCCGCAGGATACGGCATCAAACTCGCAGAGAAATGCTGGGATGCGGAATATGCACAGCAGAAACTCAGCGAACTGAATGCCGTCTGTTGTGAGCATGGCATTTTCGTTCCGACCACCTTCAACGTGTTCACAGACCTCGCAAATGTTTCTCAGGAGCTTGCAAAGCGAAATATCCGGCACAGCCGCGTCAAAAACGCAGATGGGCTGGAAGAGAAACACTACTGGTCTGATAAGACCAAGGGAATTGACGACTATCTGTTGTCTATCAGAACCGCCACAGGCGGTGAAGGGGCCTCTGCTTAATGCAGAGACCCTTTTTTTGCGCTCACGACCTTCTTAAAGTGTTGCCCATGTGTGGTATAAGGAGGGGACCTGAATTTTGACTTTTTGAGAAAGGGTGGGAAAGTCAGACTAAGAGGAGCGCCGCGTCAAGCACCTCTGGCCCGGAGCTGGATTCCCCATGTGGGTGAGGAATTTGACTTTGAGCGAAAAATATTCTGGGCGCGAGACAGGAGCGATTTTTCTATGATGAATAGCAATCTCGAACAAATTCAAGAGAGACAGCGCGTCCGCGCCCGCATCGTTTCTTTAGCAACGGTCGTGTGCCTGACGGCTGCTATGTTTACCGTCACCGCTTTTGCGGCGAATACGGACACCGCGCAGGGCTTCCAGCAAATCACGACGGCCGGTAAGAGTATTCTGAAGGGCCTCTGGGATATGCTGCAAGCGATTACCGCGCCTCTGGCGCTGGTTGGTATCGGCTTCAATGTCGTCAAGGCTCTGATTGGTACGGAGAAAGGCATGGAGAAGTGCAAGGACAACATCGTTAAGATTCTTTTTGTTGTCGGTGTTATCTTCCTTGCTCCGCTGTTCGTTACGACCGTTACCGGCGCGATTGGCAATATCGCTGACAACTCCACAAACCAAATCTTTGGCTGATGGCTCAGGCTGTTGAGTAGGTCATCCACTGCGTTTGCTTTGTGGTTGTCAATATAGAGAGCTTGTCGGGAGTTCGGCCCACACCGGATTCCGCAAGCCCTCTTTTGTTTTCTATTTTCGGAAAGGAGGACGGGCAGTTCTTCCGCCGGCTTTGTAGGGCGGGGGTATCCTTGCCCTTTTTTTATGGATGAACGAATTCATAGATTTTTGATTCCCATTTTAGTAGCTCTCTGCATCGTGTCGGTCAGCCTGACGCTTTCTGCGCCTGTGTTTGCGGCAGACCCGTGGTCCCCGGATGTGGAGTTTGGTACGAATGTATCCGATTCGTCTATGAGGGAGTATCGGGACCGCATCAGCGCAACCTACAAGTTTATTCTCAGCATGGCAGCCCCATTTGCACTTGTCACGATTACTGTCGGGGGCCTTATTGCTTTTTTGGGGTCTGAGAAAGATGCGGAAAGGGGCTTCTCCATGATAAAGATGTCCCTGATTGCGCTCATGGCGTTGTACTTATTGCCGCTGGTCATTTCAGCAGCATACAACTCGTTGAACGGGGTCAAATGGGACCCCGCACATCCAGATTTTACTTGGTGACGGCAGCGGAAGTGGAGGTGAAATAGCTCATGCTCGAAACTATATTTTCCTGGCTGCTCAGTGCGGTCGGAGAAGGATTGCAGTTATTTGTCAATTTCTTCTTCGGCAATGGAAACGATGGGGGTCTCCTGAACTTTACCCTGGGAGACCTTTATCAGAATTTTCCATATTTCGGCACAGCCTATGCAATTCTACAAGCCTGCGGGCTGGGATTGGTCCTTGCCATTGCGGCTGTCAATTTGTTCAAAATATTCCTTGGCAACCTGTCCAAAGCGCAGGATACTCCCACGCAAATCCTTGTTCGAGCCGCACTCGCCACGGTTCTCATTTATCTCGGCGGCTATCTTCTTTCCGCAGTTGTGGGAATCGCGAAAGTCCCATACGACATCTTTGTTGGGTCTGACGCTATCACCCATCATTTTGGCATACCCGACAGTCTCTTAACAGACTTGTCCGTTGCCGTAGGTGTCGGAGCTGCTGGGCTGCTTGTCTCACTCGTTCTAATCATTGCGATTGCATGGAACCTTATCAAGCTGTTGCTGGAGTGTGTTGAGCGATACTTGATGGTCGGCGTTCTTGTTTATACATCGCCTCTCATTTACCCGTTCCTGTCCTCTGCCGCGACGGCTACTGTATTTCAACGATGGGTAGGAATGTTCTGCGGTGAATGCGCCCTGATGTCGCTCTCTGTACTCTTTACCAAACTGTCTATTTCCGCGCTCAGTTCAACGAGCGGAGGAAACTCCGTTATTGCAAAGCTGATTATGTGCCTGACCATGTGCAAAATCGCACAGCGGGTGGATTCCTATATGCAGCAACTCGGCATCGGTGTTCCGACGACCGGAGAAGGCATTCTCGGAAACGCTATGGCAGTCGGTTACGCACTCAGACACGCATTTGGCGGTGCCGCTCAGAAGGCATCCAACGGAGACGCTCTTTCCGGCAACAACAGCACACTCGGCAATCTCTTTCGTGGGAAGCGAGCGTACAATGACGCATTCGCTCAGGGGAACAGTCCATCGGACAGCCGCGCCGCAAGAAAGGCGGCCAGGGATTACGCGAAAACTCCTGCTGGCGACTGGGGCATGAACCAGTTCACTCCCCGCAATGCAAACGCTGCGGCAACAGCAAAACGCTCTCAGGAAAGTGCCGCCGCATGGCAGGAAAAGGTCCAGCGGCAGAGCGGCCCCGTCGGAGAGAACGGTGGAGGCCGTACAGGTCAGCAGGACTTCCAGGACAATGCCAAGAAGATGGGTATGTCTGCACAGCAGTTTGCCCGCATGAATTTGGAGACAAACGGTGCAGGTTGTGCCTTGATTGGACCCGACGGCGACAACAAAGCCAATTTCGAACTGTCTCCGGAAGCCAAAAATGCTGGCCTGATGACCTCGTTCCCGTTTGGGGATGACAAGGACGGAATGCTGGTTGGCCCGGACAGCGCTGTGGCCGCGCATATTCAGGATAACTTTGAGAAGACCGAATTGACTGATTTTGCTCCGGACACGGAGTTCCATGACGTCAATCCTGCCAGCCTATCTCCGGAAAATCTGGAAAATATGAAGGCGCAGCAGGAAGACTCGACCAATGCGTATCAGAGCACGCTGGCGAATACGCTCGCGCATGGCTCGCCTGTTGTCGCGCAGGAAGTCCTTTTCAACGACAGAAAGAATATTTCTGGCAACGATACGCTTGCGCAGGCAGCACTCTCCAATACTTTCGGAGAAAATCTCCGCGTAGGCGACCAGTCCGGCGCGGCGGCGGCCAGTCGCCTCAGCAATATCCGTGCAGAGACACAGCCCCTATACACTGACAAAGCAGGGAATCAGTGGGGCGGTGGCCGAGTGGTCAGCGGTCTCTGCGCCGTTCCCGGCAGTTCCGGCCGCACCTATGAGGATGGAACGGAAGTCCCGAAGTTCAAGCGTCTGGAAATTATGGACGAGACTGCCTATAAGCAGATGTCCTCTATCCAGCAGGCTCAGATGCAGCAGATTCCCTCGAAGAACGGGGAGATTTTCTATGCGAGAGCAATGGATGTGGACCAGACTCAGGGGAGCGTCGAAGATTGGTCTCGCGCTGTTCAGGAGGGTGGCGGACTTCAGGATATCGAGAACCCCAGATTTGAGCAGGGCAGACCTGTCGCACAGAATATTGCCGCAAGTACGCGGTATGAGCCGCGTACGGACGATTCTCTGCCGAATACCGGCAGAGGAACAGAAAGTTCCCACACTCACGAGACTCCTTCCGGCGGCGGAGAGACGCACTCTTATGAGCGCCGTTCCGAAGACGCAGGTGGTGCCGCAGGCGGTGAGCGTCGTACTTACGAGACTCCCTCCGGCGGTGGAGAAGCCCACTCTTACGAACCTCCCACCAGAGATGCGGGTGGTGCTTCGGGCGGAAGCGGCGGCGAACCTCGGACGGTCACACAAAACACCATCATCAATCAGCCCCCCAGCTATACGCCTGCACAGCGTATCGAGGTTATCAACGACCAGTCGTCCAGTACGCCGCAGACACCTTCTTCTCCGGAATCTGCCCCGCGCAGCGAAGGCAGGCAGCGGGATGACGGCTCCCGAAATGGCGGAGGAGGCCCCAAGCCGGAGGAACAGGGCAAGGGCAAAAAGCCTCCTCGCGTAGGTCCCTTGCGCGATAAGCGAAAGTAACACCACAAACCCACCCGCCGTCCAGCATTTTAACCGGGCGGCGGGTGGCGGTATAGGACACAATCATTAAGCTCATTACAACACGGAAAGAAGTGATTTTATGGATGACAGAAACGAAAAAGTCTCCGATTCCGTAGAACGGGATATACAAGGAGCGGTAAAAATGGGCGCAGATGCCGCAAGAACCGCCAAAACATTAGGTAAAGCCGCTGCACACGCTGCGGCTGGCGATGTGGCAGGAGCGGCAGCAGAAGTAGTAAAGGACCCGGAAACGCTCAAAAAAATTCTCCTTATCTTGTTGATACCTGTCATATCTTTCGTGCTGATTACGACCATGTTCCTGTATGCGTTGCCTATCTCCATTTACGAGGGTGTATCGACTTATTTTGCGGATATCGAAGAGCAGTGGGAATCTGACGTCTACGGCTCTGACAAAAGCACCTTTGTGGCCGGAGTCGAGGCCACGCTGAAGGCAGGCGTAAGATTGTCTGGAGAAGGGCTGTCCCGTATCGTGGACGCTGTTTCCGGTTGGTTCCGCAGTATCTGGAATGGCTTACAATCTTGGTTCACAAAAGATGATGCCGTTGATGATGAATCAGACATTCTGACTGAAGACGGATATGAATTGTACGTCACAATGAACGAAGCAAACGAAAAAACAACTCTTGATGAAAAGGTTTCTGCTGCGCAGAAAAAGCTGGACAAACGGGCCGACCAAATTGAGACGGCGATACATAATGCAGAGCCAAACATCAACACAAAGCTCGCTCAGATGTATGCCGGAAGCGGTGTTTGGGACGGGGCAACTGTCTGCGTAGTGAAATCGCCGACCACCAAGAGCGATGCCATTAAGCTGCTCTCCGCCTACACTGTCATGAAAGCCGGCTCTCTGGATAATCAGAAGTTGTCAGATTTCATGAAATGGCTTGGCTATTATAAGACCTTTGCTGAAAACGGCGTTTCCTTCAATATTGGAGGCGCAAGCGGTGTCAATGGCTACGCAAAGACGTGGTGCGGCACTTTTATGCCGCAATATCTGGAAGAACAGATGAAACAGGATATTACGGCAAAAAGCATGGAGCTTGCACAGGCGGGGACTCTGAGCAGCAATGAAAACTATGCAAGGGATATTCGTGAGGAATATGAGAACCACATGGCTCCGGCAGCAGACCTGCTGTTTGTTGTAACGTCCCCTGATTTTTCTGACTCTTCCGCCATCAATTTAACATCGTATGTTGATGATGACGGTATTACACATTATTCTGCTTATTTTTCAGTATCTATCTCCATGCGTTCCATAGACGAATTGGCAACAGATATCATGGGCTTCTGGAGCGGAGATTTGAGCGGCATTGGAGTGTCGCAGTCGGAAGACGATACTTCTCAGGAACCCGAAGATGAACTTGAAGAAGAACCCGCAGCATAATGCGAGGAAAGGAGGCTCTGCATGACTACCCATATCTGGAAAAGGATGCTTTCCTCACTGCTGTGCGGTATTCTCTCGGTATCCTGCATGACAGCTACCGTATTTGCCATTGACGGCAAGAGCGTAAGCGGCGCATTTGGTGAGCATTGGGATGAAGTCCAGGAATCGTATGAAACCTCCTTCGGCTGGGACTATAATAAGCATCTTATGAAGGACTGGACGGATGACGACACCGGAAGCGAATATGAGCGGCAAGCAGGGTATCAGGAAGAGTGGTATCGGAATAACATTCTGACCACAAAGCAATACCTTGGTGTTTCGACTGGAGAAGGCGGAAATGGCAGCAATATCGTTGAAGTCGCGCTCAGCCAACTCGGCTTGGATGATTCCATTGAAATCCCGCCGAACTCGAATTTTGTCAAATACAATGACTGGTACTATGGAAGCCACCGTTCCGGACAGTGGTGCGCGGCGTTTGTCTCTTGGTGCGCAAATGAATGCGACCTTTTGGAAAATACAATTCCAAAGGATGCCAGTTGCTCAAGTATGTTTAAGAAACTCACGGGAAGATACGGCTACGCATACTATCCCGTTCGAAGCACAACACCGTTCGGTGGTTCTTATACACCGGTTCCGGGCGACCTTATGTTTTTTTCAGAGACTGGTAATCTAAGACTGGCTAAGCCTTTTAATCACATCGGCATCATTGTTGAGGTGGATGAAACCGGATGGTACACGGTCGAGGGCAACACAACTGGCGGCGGGCAAATCCCAGGCGGCGGTGTTGCAAAAAACCACTATACAGCATCGACCACATACAAAGCCGCGAAAAACGGCTATATCGTTCATGTAGAATATCCTGAAACAGCATTTTCGGAAATCCAGGGTGGCACCAACAAGGAGAAGGTGTTCTCTTTCCTGACAGAGGAGCTTGGCCTGAACAATGCTGCCGCCTGCGGGGTTATGGCAAATGTCCAAAATGAATCTGGTTTTAACCCAGCAAGACATGAGGATAAAAACGCATACGGAGATGGACTGGGCGAAGGTTATGGTTTATGCCAGTGGTCCTATAGCAGAAAGACCGCTCTACTGAGTTTTTTGCAAGAAAATGGTTTTGCTGAGGACTCTATAGATGGACAGCTCTGGTTTTTCAAGACCGAAATCGAATCTTCGGAGCGTGCAGCGTGGAACGCCATCAAGGACCTGCCTAATACATCAGATGGCGCGTATGAGGCCGGACGCCTGTGGTGTCTGAAATTTGAGCGTCCGCGTGATGGCGTCGGAGATTCTGTGGAGCGAGGCAATCTCGCGCAAAATACATACTGGCCCGCTTACGGCGGACGGTGAGGGGGTAAGTGACCATGACTCAACAACAGCAGAATCTGATTCGCAGACTGAAAATCGCATTGCTGGTAGTCCTCATATTGTCCATTTACATGACGGGGATTGTTCTCAGCATTTCCGTAGTGAAGTCCACGCTCAACCCGTTCCGTTTGATTCGCCTCTTCGGTGAGTACGGCTTTCCGTGGAAGATGTTCCTTGGCTGCTTTCTTTTCATCGGTATTGGCATTTCCATCCTGATGGCATACTCCGCTTCCGAGGAAGCGGGCGTCGATAAGATGGGTCGCTTGTTTTCCATGGCGATTGGCCGCAAGACATACGGAGAAGCGCACTTTGAGGACCCGAAAGAATACGAGGATGTCGCTATCATCCAGCATGAGCCGCAGGCAGTTGGCACTATCCTCGGACAGCTGGACGAGACAGGCCGCTACCCCATTGTATTCCGAGAGGATAAGATGAACCGGGCGAACCGACACATCGCTGTCATTGGCGCATCAGGCTGCGGCAAGACCTATACCTTTACAAAGAACTACGCTTTCCAGGCGGTAAAGCGCCGGGAGTCCCTGATATTCACAGACCCGGACGGCGGTCTTTACGCAGATATGGCAAGGTACTTCATGGACAACGGATATGTTGTGCGACGCTTCGACCTGCACAATATCAGCAAGAGCGATGGCTGGAACTGTATGGACTCGCTTTTGGCAGACCCAGAACGTATTGGCGAAAATGCAGAGATTTTTGCGAATGTTATCATTTCCAACGCCGGAAGGAGTGCCGGCATTTACGAGAGCGGACCGAAATCTCTTCTGAAGGCGCTCCTTCTGCGTGTTGCTCTTGGACATGACTACCCGCCTGAGAAGAAAAATATCAACTCTGTCCATCAGATGCTCAAGAACCCAGGGGGAGAGTCATATCTGGATATGATGTTTGACCCGGACAGTCTTACGCCGGAGGAACAACCCTGCGTCGGACCGTACATGACCTTCAAGCAGTCCTCACCGAATCTTCGCGGCAACCTTATTGTGAACCTTGCGGCAGATATCGGGGTTATGGATGACGCAAAAGTGCGGACGTTGCTCTCCACCCCCTGCATTGATATGTCTCTTCCCGGAAAGCAACCTTGCGCTTATTTCTGCATTTTCCCTGACAGCCATGACACCTACAAATTCATCGTGTCCTTGTTCTTCTCCATGCTGTTCATTACCCTTATCAACGACGCGGATAATAACGGCAAGGACCGTAAGCTCGATGTCCCTGTTGATTTCCTGCTGGACGAGTTTCCGTCCATCGGCACGATTCCGGATTTTGACCGAAAAATGGCGACGATTCGAAAGCGTGCCATGAATGTCTGCATGATATTTCAGGACATCACACAGCTTCAGAACAACTACCAGACAACCTGGGCAACCCTCCTGAGTAACTGCTCGACATTAGTTAGCCTTGGTATCAACGACGAATTTACCGCGAAGATGGTGTCCTCTCGTATCGGTGATACGACCGTGAACGTCCGGACCAACCAGCATAAGGCGATGGAAACGCTGCTGAAAAACAACGAGTTCCTTCACAACTGGTCATCTGGCGAAGGTAAGCGTGCGCTGGTGGGGCTGGATGAAGCATTTAAGATGGGGAAGAACGACAGCATCATTATCTTTCAGGGGCATAACCCTATACTTGCGAAAAAATACCCCCACACGCTTCATACAGACGCCAAGAAACTCAGCAATTTTGACTTCCGTGAAATCCCCCCCATCACCGACAAAGAGGGGCGAGAGCTGTTTTATCAGCGTCAGCAAAATATTCTGGACGCTTTCAATATCACGCATCCGCACATCAACGAGGTAGACCGTTCGTACATGGGGATGTGCAACTCGATACCAGTACAAAGCATTTGGGAAGAGAGCAAGGATGCCGTTGTTGCATACGTCAAGGAGATAAATAAGAAAGGCTCCGATGACGATGTGATAGAGGTCGAGGACTGCGGTGATGAATACATCGAGGTAGACGAGACAGACGAGGAGCAGGCGGTCGAACCTTCAGCACCACCTACGCAGCAGCAACCGGTACTGTCCGTTGACGCAAAGCCGAACGCAGATATCGACTTGGAAAGCGCCGAGGACGAAACAGAACCGCAGCAGGAAGTCATAAGCAAGCCGCATGAAGCCCCCACGCTTGCCGAAGCAAAAGAGGTAGCGCAGGGTGGGAAGCGCCCAGCACCGCCGAAGCGCAGCTTTAGTTCTACGCCGACTACAGGGAAACCGAGAATGTCGGGGAAGCTGCCGGGGATGCGGTAATATCAGCACAGGCCACAGGCACGCCAGCATTCCGTTGGCGTGCCTGTTTGCTTGCGCCGTTGTATGTAATGTCACTTCATTCAATACTTTACAAGCGAGATAAAGTGTGGTATAATATAGGCAAAGAGAAGAGGTGATTCCAATGAAAGAACGAAATCTCACCAACCGCACTGTATGGAGCCGTGAAGTGCTCAAGGGTTCCATGGAGGGGCTTATTATCGCTCTCCTTTTGTTCCGAATCCTGTTCAATGTTGTTGTTGTGTCTGGCCCTTCTATGGTGCCGACGCTTGCGGATAATAGTGTGATTCTGACAAATCACATTAAGCCGAATCTGAAGTTTGAGAGCATTGTTGTTTGCAATTCGAGCGGTCTGGATGAAAATATCGTTAAGCGTATTATTGGTTGCCCCGGTGATACCATCGACATTGATTTCGAACAGGGGGTGGTCTATCGCAACGGAATCGCGCTGAGCGAACCGTATACGAATACCCCGACCAACATCGAATATGACGATGGCATATCGTTTCCTCTCACCGTGGAGGAGGGCTATTACTTTGTGCTGGGGGATAATCGAAACAACAGCCTTGACAGCCGCAGCTCCATTGTCGGATTGATTCCGAGAACGGACATCGAATCGTCCTATGTACTCACTATCATCGGGTAATCATTGAAAAACAAGAAGAAGGCCTATGAGCGGGATTCCGTTCATAGGTCTTTTACTTTTGAAAATCTGCAAAAAAATTGACTTTTGAATGAAAGGTTGTAATAATAAAAGTGTAGGGCATTAAGATGACCCAAATCACGCAAAGGAGGCAATAGCAATGGTCAAAAAAGATGGAGCAACTGCTTCAATCGAGGAAAACGCTGAAGTGCAGGCTCCCGCTGAGGAACAGAGCAACGTTCAATCCTCCACCGCAGAGAGCGTTGAAACGCAGGCCCCCAATGAGGAGGATGCAGAGATGCAGGCACTCTTTGAAGGGCTTGATGGAAACGAACCTGAGCAGTCCGGCGCGGAGGAAACCGCTTCCAAAGGGAAGCCTACCCGTGCTGATGTACTGAGGGAGGCAAGACGGCGGAGAGTGGAAAGAAGTGAGTCCGTCCGTGCCTATCAGGAGTTTCTTATCGGACTTTCTTCATTGACGGTCGCAGCCAAAAACCACAGCATCGTAAATGGTCTCGTCTCTCATATCGAGCAGCGAAACGATGTGGATTCGGAAGTCCCCTGTGTCATGATTATCGCGCTCGTAGAGGGCCGCTACAAGGTTTCCATTCCCTTTGACGAGTTCTATCAGAAGAACCCCATTGATATGGCGACGGTAAATATGGAAACCAAGGCCGGTCGTGAAGAGTACGTCAACCGCTGCGCTACGATGGCGGCAAAGCTGTATTCTCTGAATGTGCCGATGGTGATTACGACTATCCAGGTCGATGAAAGCACCGATGCTGAAGCCGGAGTTCCGGCTTATGTCATTGTCGCGTCCCGTAAGGCCGCACTCGACATTATTGAGGAGGCCAATTACGGAGACCGACCTGACGGTGATGGTCCGCGCATTCAGGAAGGCGATTTTGTTCGTGCTCAGATTACCTCTGTGGCACGCGACAGCATTGCCGTTGTGGTTGGTGGAGTCGATACGCGGGTGCCTCTCCACGCCCTGACTTTCGAGTACCTTGTTGACGCGAGAACCAAATACAAGGTGGGGCAGGAAATTATGGTTCAGGTAGAGCAAATCATCAAAGAGAAAGACGGCCACCACATCGTCGAGGTGAACTGTAAGCAGCCTGAGCTGGAGCGTGCGAAGCAAATGCGCAGTGCTCTTCCAATCGGCTCCATCGTGTTTGGCATCGTATCTTCCGTGGCTGCGAGTAAGAAGCAGCCTGGGAATATCAATGTGTTGGCGTATATCAAGATGTACGATTTACCCGTACTCGTGAACAATATGCCTGCAAAATTCCTTGGGAGCGAGCCTCCGCGTGGTTCGACCGTCCGGCTGAAGGTTCTTAATTATTTGGACAACGGGATGATTCTGTGCCGGTGTATCGGCACCCAAGGCCCCATGAATTTCCCCAACGCCTGACGACCGTTTCGGTGCGGCTCCCCTCCACTCGGAGTCGGAGCCGCACTTTTCTTTGAAACGGCTTTTTTGAAAGGAGGCTTGCATTCTCGTGAGCGATAAGCGTAACGAGGACTTGAAACAGTTCATTATTCCAGAAAATTTTATGGGAGAATCCAGACTATTTCAAGGGCAGTTAAAGACCCGCAATGTAGTGGAAGGAGGATTGATTTCTGGGGTATTGGCAATTTTCTTTTGGAATGTCATTTCAGTTCCTATCACCACAAAAATATCCCTGGTCATATTCCTTTCCGCACCACTTGGCCTGCTTGGCCTGTTTGGTGTGAACGGCGACCCGCTGTCCACATTTATCAAGATTTTCTTTTCATGGCGAAGAAAACGTGGGCTGATGCTGTTCAACAACGAAGCACGAGCATTGAAGGAAGCACCTATTAAGCTCATGATGTCGGAAGATGGCGTGGGCGATAAACTCAGAGATTTTCTGGATGCCAGAAAGGAAAAGAAGGCCGCCGAACGGGCGAGTCAGGAGATGGTCGAAGGCAAAACATTCGAGTTTGCACCTGACAGTTCACTTGAGGGCAACTACATTGATGAAGATGACGATGGCGATGAAACGCCGAGCGGCAGCGCCGGCAATCGCCATAAAACAAAGCGCAACCAATCCTTCGTTGAAGTGGAAGTCCTGGAAGAGGATGACGATACCTCGTTGGAACTGGACGGATTTACGGAGGATATCGACAGCAGCACCGTTGAGGAATCTGGCCTGCCGTTGCCGGATTTGGGCGGGGCCGACGAGGTGGAATTGAGCAACGATGACACTAACGAGATGCCTGACACCGAGGAACCTGACGATAATCCACCTGCGTGTGAAACGCAACTGGAGCCTGCGGCAGAGGATGATTCTGACACCGAAGGCGACGCGGATGGGGAAGATGAAGAACTTGACGAGGAGGATTTGTTTTAATGTCCGGAAAACTGAAACAGGTGATAAGCTGCCAATCTTTCTCGCCCATAAGTGATGTCCGTGACGGCATCATTGTCACGAAAGACGGGAAATTTGTGAAGTTGATGGAGTTCTCTCCCATTAACTACGGCTTACGGTCGAACGAGGATAAGAACATGATTACGGCACAATATGCGGCCGCAATCCGCTCGTTTCCAAGCGTTGTCCAAATCAAAGTTCTGTCCAATCGAGCAAATGTCGAACATTATATTTCCGGCATGGTGGAAAGCGTGCGCCATGAAAAGAATGAAGGCACCCGTGAACTGATGCGGGAGCAAATCGACATGATGTCAGAATTTGGTACATCGCAAGGCGTATCCCGTCGCTTCTTTCTCGCATTCCAGTACGAGGAAGAAGAGGGATTCGCACATCGTTCACCATCATGGAATGAAATCAGAAGCACCATTACGAGACAGGAGGACGCCATCAGAAGCAACCTTCGGGCCTGCGGCAACATTATGATTTCAAGGCCTCACGATGACGTCTATGTGCTTTCCACGCTTTACGATATCATGTCCAGAGCACAGAGCGCAAACCACCCGTTTGACGAGAGAATGGCGGATGTTGTTGCCCGATATACGGCGGCAAACATTGACTTCACGCGAGATAGCGCGGCGCATCTTCCTGTCAATGATGTGCTTGCTCCGTACTGCATTGATACGGAGTCAAGTCCCCGATATATCATCGTGGATGGCATCTACTATATGTGCTGCTATCTTCCGAGCAATGCCTATCCTGTGCGCGTTCTTGGCGGCTGGATGCAGCTGCTGGCAGGGCTGGGAGAGGGGATTGATGTGGATGTTTGGCTTCAGAAGATTTCGCCGGAGAAGATTCAAACGGCACTGCATCATGGCCTGCGGTTCAATGCAATGCGCTTCCGCAACACAGAAACCACCAGTAGCGACTACGATGATGTGAAGGCTGCGGTGGACGCAGGATACTATCTGAAAAGCTCTCTCGCGGCCGGCGACGAATTCGCCTATATGTCTACAATGCTCACTATTACAGGCGAAAGCGAGCGAGAAATTGACTACAAATTCAAGGAAATCCGGCGCATTTTCATTGAGAGAGAATTGACTCTCAAGCCTTGTACTTTCCAGCAAGCAGAAGCGTTTCGCTCCACCATTCCCGTATGTGAGTATGACAAAAACCTATTCCGTAAGAGCCGCAGAAATATTCTGTGTTCCGATTTTGCGTCCACCTATATGTTCACATCTTCCGAGCTGTGCGATAAGGACGGCGTGATGCTGGGCGTGGATGATGTGTTCAAATCACCGGTTCTGGTCAACTTCTTCGACCGCCAGCAATACATCAATGCCAACATCAATATTGTCGGCTCCTCTGGCTCCGGTAAGACCTTCACCACGCAGGTTCTGGCATTGAGAATGCGGGAGAAGGGGGTTCAAACCTTCATTATTGCGCCGCTGAAAGGCAAGGAGTTCCTGCCGCTTTGTGAGAAGGTCGGGGGCAGTTTCATTGAAATCAAACCCGGCTCCGGACAGAACATCAATATCATGGAGATACGCAAGAAGGAAGAAGGCAACGTCTACGATGACGATGGTGCGTTGGTCACTTCCGGCTCGATTTTAGCACAGAAAATCCAGCAGCTTCTCATTTTCTTTAAGCTGATTATCCCGGACATGACGCCAGAAGAGGTGCAGTATGTGGATGATGCGCTGCTGAAAACTTACGGCAATTTTGGAATTACCCATAAGAACAAGAGCCTGTTGGACCCCAACGACAAGAAGAAATACCGCAAAATGCCTATCCTTTCGGACGTATATTCCGAACTGGAAAAGATGGGCGTACCAGCAAATCGTTTGTGCCGTTTGCTGACGCGATACACCACAGGTTCTGCATCTTCGTTCAACGCGCAAACCAATGTGAACCTTAACAACAAGTTCGTAGTGCTGGATGTTTCCGATGCGCAGAAAGACTTCCTTCCTGTGGCTATGTTCCTTGCATTGGATTATGTTTGGGATAAATGCAAGGAAAATCGGAACGTCAATAAGTGTGTTTTCATTGACGAGACTTGGCGCTTGGTCTGCTCCGATGCACCTATCGAAGCCGCCAATTTCGTGGTCGAAATCTTCCGTACTATCCGAGGCTTCGGCGGAAGCGCCGTCGCTGCCACGCAGAATATCGCAGACTTCTTCTCTGCGGGAATTGGCACCGCCATCATCGGAAACGCTAAAATCAAAATGATTTTGCGCAGCGAAAAAGAGGAAGCAAACGCGATTGCAGATGCGATTGGCCTGACCGACGAGGAACTCAAGCGTGTAAAAACCATGGACCGCGGAACCTGTCTCCTGACTGCAAATGAGAACCACATCTTCATCAATGTTAAGGCAACGGATACGGAAGAATACCTGATAACGACTGACCCCAAAGCAAGAGCCGCTGCGAAGCGCCGAATTGAGCAGAAGCGTACTTGCGCTACCTTCAGGCGCTGATTTCAGGGTAAAAAACTATTTACAAGAGAGGTGCTGACTATGTTATATGAAGCTCCTGTTGACAATTTGAAATGTCTCATGAGGTCATGTACTGTGCTGAGTCGAAGCGGGTTGTATCGCTTTTTCTCTTCGCAGCTTACGCAAGCGCAGGTTGATTTTCTTATCAATGCGCTGGCAAGCCAACGAGTCCTTGACATCGACGAACAGGACTACGAGCTGATTTGGTTTCACCGGATGGGCCTGAAAACATCGAGGCTGAGACCGGAATATGTGAAGGCGAAAATCCGTGCGTTTTGGGTGATTGCCCGTGTCGGATGCGACGCTATTCTGGATGTAACCTCGCTGGACCATCCGATGCAGTTCTCCTTCATCGCGAACACGTTGGACGAGAACGCTGAGGAGCGGTATATTCCGTATGATATTGCCGTCTGCAACACCGTTGACATCGCAAAGACTGTTGTTTACAAGCGAAGCAAATGCGAACGGAGTGCCATTGAGGAGGAGGCTACGCACATCGCACTGGTAAATAATAAGGAAACCGGCGAGGCAATTATGAAAGAATGCTTGGACGAAAATAGCCGCCTTTACCGTGGGTTTGACTGCTTCTGTACGCTGGATAGTAACAATATTCCGAGGTATGTCTCATGGTGAATTCAACTTTGCCGGATGAAGAATTTGTGTTGACACTCATGCAAATCGACGAGGCAAAGTCCGTGGCAGAGGAAGTTGCAGGGGAAGCAAATGCGCTGAATAACCTTGCAGGAAGTGTGTTGAAGCTGTCTGAAAAAGTGGAGCACGACCACGGCTTTCTTGAACGCGAAGCAAATCAAATCGACGCGCAAAAAATTGTGAAGTCCTTCTACGTTTCAGGACTCGTCCACACACACTCGCTGTATCAGGCAATCATCGCGCCGAATACCGCAGGCGGACTACTTTCGCAAGCAGCTGTTCAGAGAGGAAACTATCTTGCATTTGGCGCTGAAATCGAGGGAATCCGCACTTTCCTTTCGGAGGGAAAGCTGCTAATAAAGTTGCCGATGCTGCCTGTCATTTGGAGCCGAAGCTACGCACTTACACATATCGAAAAGGCCTCTGCTTTGAAGCGGTTCTTCTCCTTTTTTACACAGTCTTTGCACGAGAGCCTGATGCTTCTTGACAATGAAATTCCCCCGTTCCCAAGTCAAAGCATCAACTATATTTTTGTATTTCCTTGCTCGGAAAATATCGTTGTTGACTGCGATAACTTCGACACAAAAGCAATTACAGACACCATTTGCCTGCATACTTTTTGCGATGACTCCGCAGAAAAAACCAGCTTTCACATGACGGGTTTTCGCTCCGATGACGTCCCACGAGGAACCTACATTTGCGTCTGTCCTGACAAATTTTCGGCTGCAAATCCGCACGAAATCATTCAAATTTTCCATCAGAATTTTGCTGATTCACCGGCAAAAAACGGCTGAAAAAAACATACAAAAAAACCGACATTCGCAAAAACGGTTTATTTGTATACAAAAAAGCTGTAAAAGCTATGATTTTGCAAAGGCTCCGAAGCACGGTCAGCGGAATTTTCCGTCATGCTCAGGAGTTAGCGGGGAAAGCAATCATTTTTTGGACTTTTAAGCCATCTGCCGCCATCTTGGTAACTGCCAGGGAAATCAGGCGCTTCTTTCCGCATAGGCAGAAGTCGATAACAGCCGCTGAACGGCTCGGTAAAAAAGTCTGTAAAAGAATGAAAGAGAGGAGGTCTCAAAGATGGAGCGATTGACCTGCTATGAAAGCATCCTATACCAACTGCTTGTGTTCAATTATGCGACCAAGAAATCTCTTCTCTTGCTCAACTTTTCAAAAGATGCTATCTATCGTGCTGTTGAACGCGGGTTGGAAGAACGAACCATCAGTGATGGGCGAATGACATACAACATCAAAGGCGTATCTCGCAAACATCAACTGACGTATCTCACTATAACGACAATCGGCATCGAATACCTCAAGCAGAAATGCTCACATAAAATCCAATGGCTTTCCAATCTCAGCGTCGAGGACTCCGAAAGAGTGCAAATCAAAGGCGCGCGCTTTTCAACGAATTACGCGGAACGGTTCCTTCGGTCAACAGTGTCAATGCAGATGGCGGTGGAAGCTGGCATCAGCGGGAAGATGATGTTTATAGTCAGGAGCGAGGCGGAAACGGAGAAGAGCGTTTTAGCCTCCAAACAGAAGATGAACACCGACGAGCAATTCAACCGCTGGTGGCTCGACGACATCGAGAGCATTCTTGGGGAAGATGGTGCGGACAATGACGAGGACGATTACGAGGAGGAAGAATGCGAAGCCGAGTACGAAGTTGAGACCTGCGCAGCAGATGACGGAACACCATTGATGAAAATGATAATGGAAGCAACTAACGGAAATATAACGATTCGGAACAGAGGGGAAAAGAAAGATGGCCCCATATTCTATTCGTCCGATGAAGTTAAACGGGTTGAGGTGTCAACGCTGTCCGAGGAGAGGAGGAAGCAGGCAGCACGCGGGCTTATGATGTGCAGGCTCAGCGGTCTTTTAATCGGCTGTTTTCATAGCTACATTGTCTATCTTGCAAACGCGAACGGCATGGATTGGCACGAGCACATTGTATCCAAGGAAATTACACTGAAAAACGGCTTTTCCAGAAACGCAAACAGAGCCGGAACCATCTCTCAGCAAAACAACGGAATACTCATTGTAAAGAACGCAAAAGACCTGGCCGACATTTACAGTGATAAGTTGAAAAGGCGAAAGCGGAAAGAGCATCTCGGAAAGAGCTTGGACCACCTTTATGTGCTGACGCTGGATAGAAAGGGCGTTGCACAGATGCGGACGCTGGCAGAGACTGACGTCGATGCAGAGGAGAGGGACATTATAGAGGCGGCTGTCGAGAGCGGCATCTATACGAAGAACACCGATGTGAGTGCGAAGCTGTTTCCGCTCAAGACCAAAGACGGCTTGTTGATATCCGTGGGAACCCTTATGGATATCCGGCGAGTCGATACATTGAAAGCAGTCTCGGAAAAGACACAGGTAGAGTATGGAATTCTGTGCGAAGAATGGCAGATACCGTACTATGAAGCAATGGGGCAGGATGTCAAATACATGACAGTCTCTTAACTGCATGAGGAGGATAAAGCGTGGAACAGCAATATTTAGTACGAATCAAAAGCGATGTCAGGGAAGCCGAGTTTGATGTGACTGGCGAGAACGGAGTGTGTACGAGCGTAAGACTGAAATCACTCCGCTACCTGAAGGCAAACCCGAACAGTGGACATGGGGAAATAATGGATGCACACATCTATGAGAACGATGACAGCCCCATGAACTCCAATATGCTCTATAAGTGGATTGTTCTGTGGGGCAGTATCCCGGAGGTCATCAAGGAAGTCGAAACGAACCTGCCCGTTGTTATGCTGGAAACGAATGTGGTGTGGGATGGTTTTGAGGAAGACGAAGGAAAATCGGAAATCTGCTATACCTATCCGTTCTCCCACGCATGGGGCGGCAAATACGCAAAGTACGCAATTTCCAAGGTACTGTTCAGCGGTCAAGGCGAAATGGTCGCAAAAATGTTCAATAAAAATCTGGAAGATGTCCGTGTCCTCGTTCCCGAATTCTGCTGAGCAAATGCGAAGCTGCGAAGTCAAAAAGTCAGCTTGTCAGAAACCGAGATATACGGTAGAATGAAGACATAGCTTTTGGGGGGTGATTGCTTATGTTGGATTCCATCAAAGATTGGTTTGTTGACCGGCTTCATAAGTACATGGATGCCGCACGGGAAATTGTGGAGAACAACGAGGGGATAAGGTCTGCGGAAACATACTACAGTACAGTCAAGGCAACACTGAAAAAGGAAACCGCACTGCTCACTAAGACTTTCTGCATCGGCATGGGCGGAATTCTGGCGACCCAGCTGTGCGGATGGCTCGCCGAACTGCTCGGTCACGGTATCCTCAAGGTGATTAGCGCTGTGCTCGTACTCCTCTGTGTCTGCATTGTGGCCTTCATTTTGCCGGCGGTTATCGGTTTGTTGTTAATGCTCCGAACCTTCTTCTTCGCAAACCGCAGCATGGCGGACGAGTGGCAGAAAGTCGTATCGGATGAACAGTATGCGGATTATGTGGAGCAGAGCAAATTCTTGACCATGACTCGCGACAAAAATCAGAGGACAAAATGCCTTATCTATCTGGCCGCCTACGTTGCGGCCTTCGTCCTGGTCGTCTCGTTGTGGAAGGCTCTCGGCGTCGTATCCTATGTGTTCTGCTATCTTGGCATTGTCCTGCTGATTCCGTACAGCGCCTATTATGTCTCCGTCCTGCTGAAAGCCCTGTTTGAGACCGGCAAGATGTACGAGTTCAAACCTGGCGTAAGCGGGAAGGCCGCGCAGCATATCCGTGAGGAGCGGCAACGCAGGCAGGAAGAGGCCAGACGCCGGGAAGCGGAGGCGAAGCAGGCCGAGGAAGCAGCGATTGCTGCGGAACGAAGCGACATCATCGCCCATACGCGACAGTACATCGACACGCTGGAGCTGACGCATCCGGAGTATTGCTGTGTCAGAGCAGAGAAGAGAGCGGAAGTAAAAAGCTGGATAATGGAGAAGTGCAGGCTCAACATCCCAGATGCCTTCTGCGACGCTTACTCCGACCTCACGCTCGGTGAGTGTGTGCTTCTCGAAAAATCGAAAAGCCTTTTGCACTTGCGCAGTGAAATAGAAACCCAACATTTTCAACTCAATAGCAAACTCAATCTGATACTGGAAAGCGTGACTGGTCTCGCGGAAAGCGTGTGCTCGAACTACCGCAATCAAATCGCCAGCGCGGCGGCGGAAGCCGCTCGTGTGGAGCAGGAGCAGGAGGAGAGGGAGCGCAAAGCACGAGAACTGGGCGAAGCCGGTGAGAAGGAAGTGAATTACAAACTCAAGTGGTGGCTTGCAGAGCACAGCGCATACCGCAGCATCGCGGCAGACTGCGTGAGCAAGTACAGCGGAGGATGTATCCGTATCGCCGCGTGGGACTATATGAAAGAGCCACAGGAAATCGACCACCTTCTCGTAGGACCTGCCGGTGTCATTCATATTGAGACAAAAAACTACGTTGGAACCATCCGCGTCGATGACACGAACTATTGGGACCGGGATATGCGAAATGCGGGACATTTCACCACAACGGAAAGCCCCGCTTTCCAAGTTAAGCGTCACGCTGCCTTACTGTCGAAAATTGTTGGTGAGGATGTTCCGGTATGCGGCATCATCTGCCTTGCCAACCCAAATGTAAAATTGCAGGATGCGGACAACAGCGAAATCCCGGTCGTAAAACTCGGCGAGCTGCCGGAACTGCTGGACGCACTGGATAAATCCACCGCCAGCCCTCTGACTGCACAGAAGGTAACAGAAGTGATTGGAAAAATCGAAAAGGCCAAAGTGAGAGGGGTCCCTCAAAATGACAAATAAAATCCCTGAACCAACCTGTACCAAACGGGCGTCCATTCACCCAGGTATGCCAGTAGATATCGTACTCAAAGCAGACCAGCCGACAGGTAAACTCACACGCGGCGTCGTGAAGCGGATTCTCACCAACAGTCCAACACATCCACGCGGTATTAAGGTCATGCTGGAGGATGGGCAAGTCGGACGGGTCCAGCGCTTTGCCGGTCCGCAGGAATGCCGCAAGTGTAAAAACCGCATCGTTCTCCACGCTTTCTCAGACGGCTTTTGTCAGGTCTGCGGTAGGTATATCACCTGCGCTGATACTCCGGCTGATGTCCTCTGTGGATACTGCGCTACCATGTCGAACCGTTGTGTGCATTGCGGAGCAGCCTTAGAGCCGGAAGACTCTATTGAGTCAAGAACCCACCACTTAAACTCTGACGAGTTTTGAAGTGGGGGCTTGTGGTGTAAACCGCAAGCCAGATTGACTACCCTAAGTGTTTCGAGCACTACGTTACTCAAGAATGTAAGAATAGGCACCGGCGGGCGTGAATCCGAACCTGCCGCACTGCGGTGTGTGATTAAAAGCTCTGAGGGTAAGGAGCGGTGTTGCACGCGAAAACCTTGAGATAACATTGGGTACGGATACCTGACAGCCGAAAGGCTGAGCGGCTTATTTTTAGCCGCACCCAAAGAAAGGAGGCATCAACGTATGCCAAAGGTCTATGTTCTCAACCGGCACGGGCGTCCGCTGATGCCCTGCACCCCGGCGAAGGCCCGTCATCTGCTGGATGCCGGGAAAGCCAAAGTGAAGAAGAGGACGCCCTTTACCATCCAGCTGGTCTACGGAAGCAGTGGCTACACCCAAGAAGTCATTCTTGGAGTAGACGCTGGAAGCAAGACCATTGGAGTGTCTGCATCGACAAAGAAGGAAGAACTCTTTGCGGCCAATGTGATACCCCGGAATGATGTGGTGGACTTGCTGTCCACCCGTCGAGAGTTCCGTCGTGCCAGAAGAAATCGCAAGACCCGGTATCGTAAGCCACGCTTCGACAACCGCGTGCGGAGCAAGCATAAAGGCTGGCTCGCACCTTCCGTGGAAGTAAAAATCCAAGATCATATCACCGCCATCCGGCGCGTCTGTGGTATCCTGCCCGTCAGCAAAGTGGGCGTAGAGACCGCCGAGTTCGACTTGCAGCTCCTCAAGGCCGTTGCGGAAGGGAAGCCTGTTCCGCAAGGCGAGGACTACCAGCATGGGGAGATGTATGGTCACTACAACGTGCGCCAGTATGTTTTGTGGCGCGACGGCTATACCTGCCAATGCTGCGGAGCGCACGCGACCCAGAAGAAAGAGGTGCGGCTCCATGTGCATCATTTGGAAAGCCGGAAGGTAGGCGGCGACGCCCCGGACAACCAAGTTACCCTTTGCGAGAGCTGTCACAAGAAGCTCCACAAGGGATTGATTGAGGCGAAGGACTTCAAGAAGCGCAAGCGTCGTCCCACACGGGATGCCACATTCATGGGCATCATGCGGGCAACGTTGCTGCAAAGGCTTCGTTCCGAGTTGCCTATCCCCGTCATTGAAACCAGAGGCTACATCACAAAAGCAACCAGAGAAAAGCTGCTGGTTCTGCCTAAAAGCCACACCAATGATGCTCTGGCAATCACGCAGGGGAAGCATGGCTTCAATGTGGGCTACCTCCCAGGAATCGTACAAAGCGATAAGACTTACACGATTCGCCCCGTGCGACACCATAACCGGCAACTGCACAAAGCGACTATCCTCACGGGAGGCATCCGCAAAGCCAACCAAGCGGAAAAGTACGTCTGTGGCTTCCGTCTATACGACAAGGTGCTCTACAACGGTATCGAGTGTTTTGTTTGGGGCAGGCGGACCAGCGGCTCTTTTCTACTTCGAGCGTTAGACGGAACAAAGGTCAAAGATGGTGCTGGACACAGAATCCTCACTTTGCTCGAACGAAGCAGCAATTATCTCATTGCTTAAATACTACAGAAAAAGGAGAACAGGCAATTCCTCCCACCACCTAAAGAGATGGGGGCATCCTTGCCTAATTTTGATGACGCGGACGGCAAGGCTGAATAATACATAGCTGACTGCGGCAGACCATTCCAAACAGAACACATCACTCCCTCGACAACGGGGGAGTGATTTTTTACACATTTTGGATATTGCGATTGACAAGCCAGAATGCCGGTGCTATATTGAAAAATACTTAGATTGCGCACTACGAATTATTGAGGGTGGTTGAAATAAGTATGATTAAACACGAGCAGAACCGCATCCGAAAGCAGCGTCAGGATTTTAAGCTGTCCCAGCGTGAATTTGCCCTTACCACCGGAATTCCTCTGGGAACAGTCCGAAACTGGGAGCAGGAGAAATGCAGCCCGCCGGAGTATCTCTATGGGATGCTGTACGAATTACTAAGGAGGAACTCTATGTTGAATGTAAAAACGCTGAAGGTCGTAGCTTTGCTTAACGAACTTGCGGAGAAGGAAAAGAACGGTATTAGGGAATTCAAAAACGCCGACGAAGACAACAGAGAGACTTTCCTTTTCTACGATGCCGCGTGCTGTACGCGGCGGAAGGATGGAGCGTTGCTCTACAAGGTGCCGCGCGATATGTGCATCATCGACGAGAAAGCGAATAAGCATCACGATATCATCTCCTACTATGGAGACGACGACTACGATGTGGTGGTCGTAGATAATGGCGAAGGAGAGCTTTTTTTGGAGGTGCATTTCGCCGCCGAGGAAGAGTTCGTTGAATTCAGCAATGGGGAGTGGTACTTCGCGTGAAGCACGCGAAGGCCGTTTCCATACGTATTAAATTGACTTTTAAGCTAATGTGTGGTATAATATAAGCATAAAGTAAACGGAGGATGTGATTTCCAGTAATGTGGAGCGATGTAATCCCACAGGATATACAGGCGCTTGGAACTGAGCTTGCCAAGCGGGCTGCCTGTGAGCGTGAGGCGGGGCGCACAATATACCCGCCGCAAGAGCAGATATTCCGTGCGTTGGAGCTTACCACGCCGGAGAAGGTGAAGGTATGCCTTGTCGGGCAAGACCCATATCACGAGGCGGGGCAGGCGAACGGGCTGTGCTTTTCAGTAAACCGTGGTGTGCTTTTTCCACCGTCGCTCAAAAACGTCTTCAAGGAACTGGTCAGTGATATTGGTTGTCCGTATCCGAAAAGTGGAGACCTGACTCACTGGGCGGAACAAGGCGTGCTCATGCTCAATACCGTACTTACAGTACAGGATGGGACCGCAAACAGCCATAGAAACTGGGGGTGGCAGAATTTCACGCAGGCGGTATTCGCGGCGTGTGCGAAGCTGCCGCAGCCGATTGTGTTCATCACATGGGGCGGACAGGCAAGAGCCTTTCTTGCCGGAATTCCAATTTCACAACTGCCTGATAAGGGTGTGGTATTTTCAAGTCATCCAAGTCCCCTTGGGGCGCGAAAAGGAAACGATGTAGTAAAAGCATTCATCGGCAGCAGGCCTTTTTCTCAAACTAACAGATTGTTGGAACAGATGGGAAGCACACCAATTCACTGGGAGCTTCCATAGCCGGACAGGAGGATATCATTTTGAACTTTCCGATTATCATGTTTCTTCAGCCTATGCGGCAGGGGCTTGCTGACGATACAGATAAGGACATGATGAACGCCAGCGCACTCGAATCAGCTGTATTTGCGCTTTGCTGTATTGTCACGGCCGCGATTTTGTGCGTTGTATCGGCCTTTGCGTGGGTTTTACTTTCAGACCTTCACTTTTTTCTGAATGATTCCATGGTACTTCTTGCGGCATATATTATCTTTCTCCTTGCTTCCGTTATTGGAAGCATTGGCTTTGGCGTTGTCGCGGTTTGTGAACTCGTGCATCTCTACCGAGTGCAAACCCCTGAGAGGAAGGTAATTGTGCAGAGGGCTTTATTTCTGCTTTCGGCTATAGCTGCACTCGTTTGCATTACAGCTTCTGACAGCAAAGAATCAAACAAAACGGAACCAGACACTCTCACGTTTCAGGCAGGAGCGCCAATTATTATTTCGAGTGAGGGAGCCTATTCCGTCATTGAGTGCTCAGACGGAGAAATCATCATAAGAAAAGTGCCTGATTAACTTTCCGCGAAGAGGAGGACGATACTATGCAGGACAAACTCTGGCTCTCTACCATTAGTGTCGGGCGCGAACTCGTGCTCATACCGTATGGCAATTTTGCAAGGACCGCTGGCGTCAGAACGCCCATCACAAGAGCCGTCACCAAGGTCGGCAAGAAGTATTTCTACCTCGGCAACAACGCCTTCAGCCGCGTGACCGGCGAGTATATTGACCGAGAGGAATGCAACGGCGGCTATGTGCTCTATCCGGATATTGCAGCCTATGAGGAAGCGGTTCGCACCGCAGACGAGCGCTCTGCCATCAGGAAAATCGTCGATGCGGATTTTTACGGATATGACCCGTTCAGTTGCTGGCGAACATACACTGTCTCGAATGAGGCTGTCCATGAGATATACCGCATTCTGGTTGAGTGCGGTGCTATCAAAACCAGTGCGGAGGAGGAAAAGCCATGCAGGAACCTATCTACAACAACGGCACCGTAAAGGTGGCGAAGGAGGGCGTGAGCGCCTATTTGGCGTGGTATCATACCCTCTCCATGGCTGACGCAAAAGAGATTTCCGACGTCTGTTCAAGACTGACGAATGAGGCGGCAAAGAACGCGGGCGTTAACCTCTACGATATTGGCCGCAACACCTTCAGCTTTTTCGGCCATCAGACGGAAGAAAATTGGGAAAAGCAGAGAGCATCGGTTTCCGAAAAGATGCTTCAGTTCTTCCGCTTCGCAGAAGACTTTGAACAGCCTATCCGAGTAGCTCTCTGGTCGAAGGAAGCAGCGTTTTTATACATCGGCAATCCGCAAAAGGGCATCATTGTCATGGAGCCTGAGAAGTACATGACCTATACGCCGGACAGAGACTACTCCGACCTGACGCCTGCACAGGCGATGGCGGAGCTTGGCTCGGCGGCCGTCTGCGATATGAGCATCATTCCGGCTGGAGCAGGAACCGCAATGTCTCAGAAAACAGTCAAGGAACAGCTAAGTGCTCACCAGAGCGAAATTGAGAAGCTGAAAAGCAAGATGAAAGATGTCGAAGGCGCAAAGACCGGCGAACTTGCGGAACTGACAGCGCAAATTGAGGCCCTCAAGCAGGAACTTTGGCAGAAGAAGAACAAGTACATGGCGGAGCTGAGCCGCAAAATGGAGGAGCTGGAAGAGAAAAAGGAACAGTTGGAGGGCCAAATCTACCTCCTGGACTCCCAAATCTATGCCATCCGCTGTTATGCCGGAGAAGTCGTGAATTTCACCCGCATCCGCTCAGGGAAAAACGCACCGGATACAGAGCCTATCGTCGTACATCAGAAGCTCCGTTTCCTGGACGAAGACCTTGGCCGTCTTGCGTCCCTGTATGAAATTCAGTGGAATGAGCTGGATATGTTTGAGAGCTTCCTCAAGCACTCTCCATACGCACTGGACACCTTCGCACCGAACGAACGCTGCGTCATGCTCGTGCGCCTCAGCCGCACCGGAAAATCCATCGGACGCGCGATGGACAATGAGGGCAGACCGTACCACAATATGCTCGACCGCTACGACTACTATCACGGCAAGACCGTTGGCATCATCATCCGAAACGGCGAAAACCTCTACCTTGGCTGGACGGATGAAAACCGCGTCCACATCAGTGACGACCTGATTCTCACCAGAGCGCAGGTCGTTACAGAGACCGTGCCGGAGGAACCGAAGGAATTCATCTTTGAGTCAGAGCGTAAACGGTATGTGAAAGAGCAGAGAGAACAGCGCAAGCGAATTCTGGACGGCCTTGTATCCCGCACCTTCGTCTACAACATCCTGCAAGGCGTCGTGGACCACTCCGCGCTGCTCCCGCTGCCGAAGGGCGTTACGCTTGCCAAACAGTCGGAGTATGTCATCTTCTCCGTTGCGGATAAGTGGATTTCAGACAATAAGTACGGCTCCTTTACGGATATCATCGCACGTTGCAATCAGAAGGTTCAGCAGGGCGATGTACTGCTCACGACCCAGCATCTTGTCCCTGAAACGGACAGCCCCTCTATCTATCCGCGAGCATGGCAGAATGTGCGTGGACGCGGCGAGCGTAATCGCACGCATGACTGCTCTGTGGATGATTGTACGCTATATAAAGCGAATCTGGTCGAATATGACCCGCCGATTGAGATGGTGGAATTCCAGCGCCGTTCCTGCCAGGGCTGGATGGATGGTCCCTTCAAGGCGAAAGCGAAGTATTTCGACGAAAAAGAAGGGGACATCATTCTCCGGCACTATCAGACAGAGCCTGAGCGCCATGTGTTTGTGTCCGCTGAAAAGAGCGGCGAATGGAATTGGAACCGTACAAGCGCCGCAAATGCCCGTGCGAACTTCGAGCTATACGATGGCGAGTATATCAACCTGACTTACCTCAATTCGGTCTGGCTGGAATATGTGGTCACAAACAAGTCTCTCGGCGACTGGCGCATCGGCGGCATTGCCGTGGACTATGCCTACGCCATCCGCTACCTCAAGACGGCTCTGGACTATATCCGTAAGAGGGAAGAGGGGGAGAAAGCCCTTCTGGATGCTATCGACCCAAGCATCTGTCAGGATGCGGAATGGCCGGTGAAGCTGTCTGAGTGGAAGCTGCGCGCCGGTGTCCGAACCATTACGAAATACCAGGCCAAACGCTTCGCGGCGGCGCTTGGAAAGGAGGCGCAGACGCATGGTTAATTCTCCTTGTCTCGACTGTCCTGACCGCGCTCCCGGCTGCCATAACCCGGATATATGCTCTGCGTGGGCGGAGTTTCAGACGGCGCTGGCTGCCGATAAGAAGCTGATGGAAGACGACAGGAAAATCCGAAACACACTCGACGTCTATAAAGTCGCCGTACTAAAACGTCAAAAGCGGGCTATGCGTTGACGCAATGCGCGGCGTTAATGCCGAGTGCTCCCGTTGCTGGAGCGCTTAGACTATATATCTACTTTATTGACAAGTAAGGTTAAGTGTGGTATAATAAAACATAAACTTAGAGGGGGTCGCGAAATTGGATTACCACGCTTTTTGTCAAAAATTCAATATTCGCGGTCTCAACGAACAGCAGGAAGCCGCTGTCCGGCGGGTAAATGGAGCAACGCTGCTCCTTGCTGTGCCGGGAAGCGGAAAAACGACTGTCATCGTAGCGAGGACTGGCTATCTCATGTATGTCGCAGGCGTACAGCCGGAGAACATCCTGACCATCACATACACCCGCGCGGCGGCGAAGGAGATGAAAGAGCGCTTCGCAAAGAAGTTTGCGCCGGAACAGATGCCGGCATTCTCCACCATCAACAGCTTCTGCCTGTCCGTCATCAATACCTGCGTGAAAGAAAAGTATATCCATGTGCCAAAGCTGGTGCCGAACAATGAGAGCATCATCCGCGCCATCGCAGCGAAGATGCTCCCGGAGTACCCCAGCGACTCGCAGGTACGGTCACTGGCGCAGAAGGTGTGCAAAGTAAAGAACAAGCTCATGACCTTGCAGGAAATCGAGGCCATTGAGGAAAACAGCCTTGAGTTCCCCGTGTTTTATCAGGCGTACAAGCTGTATATGAGCGAACACGACCTGATGGATTTTGATGACCAACTGCTCATGGCTAATGATTTGCTGGATGAATACCCGGACATCTTACAGCGGGCGCATGAGAAGTTCCGCTATGTGAGCGTGGACGAGGCGCAGGACACCTCGTATGTCCAGCACCTTATTGTCCGGAAGCTGGTTGGCCGGAACGGCAATATCTTCATGGTCGGAGACGAAGACCAGAGCATCTACGGCTTCCGGGGCGCATATCCTGCTGCATTGCTGGACTTCCAGAGCAACTATAACGAACCCTGTATCCTGCGTATGGAGACCAATTACCGCAGCGACAGGAACATCGTCTTAGCGGCCAATCAGTTCATCAAACGGAATACGAGGCGACTCGACAAGAATATGCGTGCCCAGTCTCAAAAGGACGGAGCCATCGTCGTGACCTGCATCGACCGCATGGAACAGCAGGCAGAGCTTCTGCTGGAGCGCATCCGGAATCAGAAGCCGGATGAATCTCTGGCAATTCTGTATCGGAATAACGACTCTGCTATCCCACTTATCAATCTGCTCCAGATGAACGGCATTCAGGTTCAAACCAGAGATGCGACGAAGACCTTCATGACAAACTACGTCATTCGGGACCTGCTCGACTTTATGCTCCTGGCCCTGAACCCTGCTGACACCACCGCTTTTGGGCATCTGTACTACAAAATGGGACTTTACATGAAGGGTGTCACCGCCAAGCGCATTATCGAGGCGGTTGAAGAAGGGGAGTGCCGGAACGTATTCAGCGCCGCGATGAAATTCGCGGGCGGCAAGGGAGACACATGGAAAATAGGATGCCTGCCGAGGGACTTTTCAGACATTGCGAAGAAGAAGCCCGTCGAGGCTATCGACTACATTCTGTTCGTGCTCGACTATTGGAACAACTGGCTGACGAAGAAAATTGACGCCGGTGCTTCCGAGCAGTTTATCCGCCTGCGTATCAGCATTTTGAAGATGGTAGCGGAGAAGTATTCGACCATTCCGGACTTTCTTGCCGCACTCAAAAACATCACGGAATATAAGGGCTTCGAGGATTCCAATGTGACCGTTACCACCATCCATTCCAGTAAAGGTCTGGAGTTCGATAAGGTCATCTTAATCGACATGGTATCTGGCATCATTCCCGGTGACAGCGACGACCGCGACGCGGAGGATGACGAAGAGGATGCACGAGCATTCTACGTCGGAGCGACGCGGGCGCGGCACGAACTGGAAATCATCACCTGCCAAAAGATGTACGAAGAAAAACTGGAAGTATCTGAATTTGTGCCGCGCCTGCTGGCGGCGGGGAAAGGAGACTGAAAATGCCGGATGCAAAGAGCAGCACGGTCGTAGTGCAGCGCGGCGTCTACACGTTGGCCAGAAAAACTGTGGACGCGGAGGGCAACACCATCCGGGAAACACCGCCGCAATGGCAAGAAGACATCTCCGGCGGCTCTATCATCACCTGTCCCATAGACCCGGAAACGGACGAGCCGCTGTGCGACGCAGAGCTGGTGTCTGCCATGTCACAGGACGTGCTTCTCGACAATCTCGGAAAGGCGCTGGGCTTCCACTGGCCGAACTTCGCCGCCATCTTTGAGAAGATGCGGGAAAGCGAGGTGGATTTCTGCCAGTTCTGTGGCGAGGACCTGCAAAAGTGTATGCTTTGCCCCTTCAATTCCTACAACAATTAGTCGGCATTTTCAGGAGGAATGAACAATGGCTTTTTTCAACTTTGCTCTGGAATTAGGGCGGCTCATGATGCCGCAGCTTGCGGTACTCATTGTGCTATGGGTGTTGTGCGATTTCGCCGTGGGTAAGCTCAATGCGCCGAGACCGCTGGTGCTTGCGGTTCTCTGGCTATTCCTACTCATTGAAACACTTAACGTCGGCAGCCGCGTGACGCTGTTCTTCCAGAGCTGGGAGTTCCAGATTCCCAAAGTTTCTCTTGGCATCCAACTTGTGCTGTTGGCAGTCCTGGCGGGCTTGCCGGCTGCGAAGTATTTCGCGGGGAAGCAGTTCGCCAACTGCGGTGCTGTGAGTAAGGCGCTCGCTTTATTCTTTCATACCGTTCTTTCCCTCGCAGCGGCGATTGTACTGCTGGCAAGCCTGTATTCTGTAGTTATGGCACGGGCGGATTTCCCTGCGGGTACTGCTGATGCCGTCTGCTTTGTTGTGGCGGTATTGGCGCTGTATCAGCCATTACTTGTGTACTTTGGCGGAAACAGGCTGGACGATATCCTGTCGCTCATTCGGCAGGCCCGTCGCAACGCGGTGTCTGTCCATCAGAATGATACGAACCATGTCAGCGCAGGTAAGTAAACACGCGAGGAAGCGTACAAAACAGCGTGCTGGCCTCGGCAAAAGAGCAGCCGTGCGCAATGCACAGAAAGCCTTTGACTTTGGCGTGAAGCACTCGGAGACCAGAGGCCACCTGAATGGATACCTTGCATCCATCCGCTTCAAAAACAAAACCATCAACAATATTCGAGTATATCACCGGCACGTCTATCTGTTTGCAGGGGATGTCCTCGTAACGGTGCTCAATCTGCCAAACAGCTTGTGGTCGCAGGCAGAGTCCTGTGAGAAGAGGAAAAACATGAGTCTCGAATGTCCTGTCAATCAGGATGCTGCTCTTTAGCTTTACCCCGCCGAATGGCGGGCGGGTGCGCCGGAAACTCCGGCCCAGTCAGTATGAAGAAAATCCAGCTTGTTCGTCACAAGGGCGGCTGGGTGCGGCTTCCCCAGGCGGCAGCCGGGGCAAAAGAATAACCGCCTGCGGATAAACCGTGGGCGGTGGAAATTGACAAAGCGGGGCCTTTTTGGTAAGATAACAATGCTCCAAAAGGAGCCAGAAAGGCGTTACCATATACGGTAGGCGGTCGGCACTTCCCTGTGGAGGGAGGTGATGCCAATGGTTACTTACGAATCGCTTTTTGCGTATTCTCTTGTTATCATCGGCCTTGTGGGTCTGATAGTTCAGATTTGCAAACGAAAATGACCGCCCCTCGCCAAAGGAAGACGGTCATTTCGTTTGACTCTATTCTCTTAGGCTGACCGCTTATCGGTATCGCCTTTCTGCTTTTATTATACACCAGCAAGCCGCTTTGTCAAGCAAGACAAGGCGGCTTTTTGCCGTCGGAAAGGAGTTTTCCTATGAAAAACATCATGCTCAGCATCCGACCTGAGTGGCTCCAGAAAATCCTGTCGGGCCAGAAGACCGTGGAGCTGCGCCTGTCCAAACCGAACATTGCGCCGCCCTTCAAGGTATTTCTCTACTGTTCCTGTAAGGGTACAAAGAATCCCAGTGAAATTCTTGAAATCCATAGCGGCGGCAAAATCTACAAGGCAAACGGTCTTGTGGTAGGGGAGTTTACCTGTACCGGAATTGACCGTGTGGTGCGCGTGGGCTATATGGGCAGCAACGCGCCGCTTCAATACTGTGTCAACACAGAGCCTGGAAACTACACCCCGGCGGGGAAACTGTATGAGGACGCCTGCCTCACCGTGAAGCAAGCAGAGGACTACCTCTGTGGCCGCGTGGGATATGGATGGCACATCTCTGATGTGCAGACCTATGACCGGCCCAAGAGCCTCGACTGCTTCGCACTTGCGAGAGCACCGCAGAGTTGGCAGTACGTCCACGATTTTTAAGGAGGGATTCAAAAAATGGCAAATTACAGAGTTTGTTTTCGGCTGCCCACATTTGTGGTACAGCTGAGCTTTGAGGCGGCAGAGAGGGATATCTCATACGAGGAAATTGCTGCATCCATCAACAAAGAGAAGGTCGCGGAACTTCTGTGTCTTGACGCACTGGGCTACAGTGCGGAAGACATAGAAATCATTACCCCGGAAGAGTATGACGAGGAGATGTCCGGTGATGACTGAGAACTCAACCGGACGGAAGGAATGCACCCGCCAGCTTTCCGCCATGCTGGAGCGACACATCGACCCGCGCAACGACCCACGCATCTACTGGGCAAAAGAGGTCACATTCGATTACTCGACCAATCACAAAATCCGCGTGGACTATATGCGCTTCCAACCGCTCAACAATACGACCTCCGGCATTGAGAAGGGGGACTTCTACGCCTACGAGGTGAAGTCCTCCGTGGAGGATTTCAAGTCTCCTAACGGACACAACTTCATCGCGGACTATAACTACTACGTCATGCCCGCAGACGTTTTCGATGCTGTAAAAGATGCTGTGCCATACGGCGTCGGTGTGCTTTGCCCGGACGGCGGGCATCTGCGATGCGTGAGGAAAGCCGTGAGGAAGGACCGAACCAGACCGGTCAGCGAGATGCTGCTCATGCTGTGGCGCAGCTCACGAAGAGATTTTCCCGCCACTGACGTGGCCCCGGTAATGCACACCCGCTGGGCGCATCTTGGCGGGGACGAGTGGTGTTGCCCTGCGTGCGGCTTTGTCATTACCACTGAGGGCAGTTGGGACAAGCCTACCAAAAAATACTGCGAGGATTGCGGGGCCAAGATGGACGGAGGTGCTGACCATGAAGCTGGTTGATGTTGATGATTTGGGCGTGGGCCGATGCAGCAAAGATGTTCTCCCTGCGGCGTATTGTGCTGGTTGGAACGGCTTACTTGGCTTGCTCGAAAAAGCCCCCACTGTGGTTGCCGTGCCGGTGGTGCGATGTGAGGGCTGTGTATTTTCGCAATCAGACGGTTGGGTTTGCGGTGGTACATCTCTCATGCCGCAGCATCGGACATTTCCAAATAGTTTTTGCAGCGACGGAGAAAGGAAAAACAAAAATGACAAAGAAACAAACGACAGACAAGATTAACCAGCCTGAGTTCGCCCCGGAGGAGTGGCGGAAGGCGGCCATTATGTACGATACATCCTTTGCCTGGTGTAAGAATCAAATTTCAGCCTGGGGTAAGAATCAAATTTCATTTACACCGGGCTTTAACGAGATGTTCGATGAAGCGCTGGACACACTTCCTGAGCGAAACCGCGATATCGTCCAAAAGTATTTTCGTGACAGAATGACGTTTTCGCAAATCGCCGACCTGCACGGCACCAGCAGAAGCATAGTTCGCCATCTGTGTATCTGGACGGTATGGAAGGTCATGAATTTGATTCTGCTGCGAGAAGGAAGCAGCCAAAATGCCGCGCCACAAACAGGCGGAGGAACTGAAGGTGGGTATTGACATCAATAGCCTGCCGCTTTCCGCACAGATTCAGGTGCGTGCAAAGCTCGACGAGCAGAAGCGCGAACAGAAACAGCAGCAAGCAAAAAAACAGCCGGAAGCACAGAAAAGGCAAAAACAGCCGAAAGAAGCGGACGCTGCTGAGCCATCCAAATATCGCAATGTAAAGGTCATTCGCGTGGTGGATGGAGAAACCGTGAAATTCCCCAGCAAGCGGGAGGCACGGCGCTTCGATGAACTGTATTTGCAGTACAAGGGCGGTGCAATCCAGGACCTGCGGCTCCAGCAGGACTTCACGCTGGTTGAGGGCTATACACGGCCAAATGGCAAGCGGGTTCGCCCAATGGTCTATAAGGCAGATTTCGTATACCTTCGCAACGGTAAACGCATCGTGGAAGACGCGAAGGGAAAACGAACCGAAAAGTATCTCATGAAACGCAAACTCATGTTGGAAAAGTACGGAATCGAAATTTCGGAGGTGTAATATCAATGTTTGAAAACGGTAAGTTCCCAACGATTGAAGAGCTTTTGGAACGGGGAGAACACCTCATTCAGAAGGCAGTTGACGGAAAAAGATTAAGCGGCGAGGAAACGCATTTTCTCGAATTGCAAAATATATGGCTTGCGCAAAGGAGGGATGAACAGGAAAAAAACTGCGCGCGTCCTCTTGTGGAGCAGCTCAAGAAAACAAACCACTTTGTGCAGGATGTATTCCGCAGCACCGAATATTCCGAGTTCGCCCTCTGGTGCATTGAGATTCCCACTACCGCCAGCCGGCACAACGATGACGGCTCAAACGACATCTGCGGTTGTTGGATTACGGCAGACAACAGCACGACCTACGAGGAGATGTGTCGCCGTCTGGAAGGAGTGAAGACGAAAGCCGATATTCTGGCTCTCTCCACCACGCCAAGTACCGTTGAGGCAATCAGTACGGCCACACCGCGCTGGAGGGCGGAGGTGGAGCAACTCCGCGCACAACAGCAAAAATAGTCTCTCCCATCCTGGAAGGCTGTCAGCACATCGCTGGCGGCCTTTTGATTGACAAGTAAGCTATTGTGTGGTATAATTGCTGCATTCAGTGAAGGGGGGTGGTTGACATCACGAATACCAGTAATTTAGCCGCTGACCGTGCGCTTGCCTATGAAGCCATTGAAAGGCAGCCTGAAACAGAAGAAATCGCAGCTTCGAATGAACAGGAGGCCGAAGCGAAGCAGCCGGGAAATATCGGCGACCATGTGGCGATGTATCTCAGCCAAATTGGCAGCATTCCCATTATGCCGCAGGTGGAAGCGAATCGCTGTATTGAAAAAGTGCAGAAGGGGAATGCCGCTGCCGAACAGCTCGAAACGCTGCGGGTAATTGCCGAGGAGAGCGGGAATGCAGTTGACCCCGAAATCAAGAAAGACCTGATGAAGGCCATAGAAGCAGGAAGACGGGCGAAAGATAAGGTTGTTGAGGGCAATCTTCGGCTTGTTGTGTCCATCGCAAAGAAATATATAAACTCAGCCGATTCTATGGTGTTCATGGACCTCATTCAGGAGGGCAACATTGGCCTCATGCGTTCCATCGACTCTTTTGACATTTCGAGGAATGTGAAGTTTTCCACCTACGCAACCTTCTGGATAAGGCAAAACATCACAAGAGCGCTTGCCACGACGGACCCAGCCATTCGCAAGCCCATCTATGTTGCGGAGGGCAGGCGGAGCGTCAATAATGCAAAAGAACAAATGCAACAAAAAGGCTTACCTTGTGATGACCCTTTAGAAATCGCAAAATACATGGAGGGGGATGCGTGGGATTCCCTTTCAAAAAGGGAGCAGCAGAAAAAACTGCGCATCATCCAACACTCGCTCCAGTACCGGAAGCCGGACTCGTTGGATGCGCCCGTCAATTCGGACGCCGCAAGCGATTCCAACACACCGCTTTCGGAATTCATCCCAAGCCATAACGAGTGGGATAACCCGGAAATTTCAACGTCAGGGAAGGCACTATGGGAAACGATGGACAAAATCCTGCACGATATGCCCGCACGAGACGCCTGTGTGCTTCGCTTACGATTCGGATTGGAGGATGGTTGTGCTTATACCCTCAAAGAAATCGGGGACGAAATGGACTTAACGCGAGAGCGTGTCCGTCAGGTTACAGATAAAACACTCGATAAGCTACGCAACGGAAAGGCAGGGAAGATGCTTCAGGACTTTCTTGAGTCAATGTAACCCCACGGCTAAAGCCGGGGGCTTGTTGATAGTAGCCGCGCTATTATGCCAAAATGCCAAAATCTTGATAATAGGACTGTAAATGTCAATGTAACCCCACGGCTAAAGCCGGGGGCTTGTGGTGCGAACCACGAGCCTGATTGACTACCCTAAGTGTTTCGAACACTACGTTACCCAGGAATAGATAGGCACCGGCGGACGTGAATCCGAATCTGCCGCTCTGCGATGTGTGGTTAAACAGCTCTGAGGGTAAGGAGCAGTGCTGCATACACAAAACCCTGGGATAACATTGGGTACGGATACCTGACAGCCGAAAGGCTGAGCGGCTTAATTTTTAGCCGCACCCAAAGAAAGGAGGCATCAACGTATGCCAAAGGTCTATGTTCTCAATCGGCATGGGCGTCCGCTGATGCCATGCTCCCCAGCAAAAGCCCGTCATCTTCTGGATGCGGGCAAGGCAAAAGTGAGACACAGAACACCATTTACCATTCAGCTGCTCTACGGCAGTACCGGCTATACGCAGGAGGTCATCCTCGGTGTGGACGCCGGCAGCAAAACCATTGGTCTTTCAGCTGCCACCGAAACGGAGGAACTGTTCTCCGCAGAGGTCAAGCCGCGCAACGATGTAGTCGAGCTGATGTCCGCACGCAGGCAGTTCCGCCGTGCGCGGCGCAATCGTGCCACCCGGTATCGCAAGCCACGCTTCGACAATCGCGTGCGGAGCAAGCACAAAGGCTGGCTTGCGCCCTCCGTGGGGGTCAAGATTCAGGAGCACATGACCGCCATCCGGCGTGCCTGCGCCATCCTGCCTGTCAGCAAGGTGGTTGTGGAGACCGCCGAGTTCGACTTGCAGCTCCTCAAGGCCGTTGCGGAAGGGAAGCCTGTTCCGCAGGGCGAGGACTACCAGAAGGGCGAGATGTACGGCCACTACAACGTGCGCCAGTATGTTTTGTGGCGTGACGGCTATACCTGCCAATGCTGCGGAGCGCACGCGACCCAGAAGAAAGAGGTGCGGCTCCATGTGCATCATCTTGAGAGCCGCAGGGTAGGCGGTGACGCTCCGGACAATCTGGTGACGCTCTGTACCGCCTGTCACGATAAGCTCCACAAGGGCATTATCATGGCAGCGGACATCAAGAAGCGCAAGCGCCGCTCCACCCGCGACGCAACCTTCATGGGCATCATGCGCATGACGCTGCTGCGGAGGCTTCGGGAGCAGCTTCCTGTCCCCGTTGTGGAGACCAGGGGCTACATCACCAAGGCTACGCGGGAGAATCTGCTGGTGCTGCCGAAGAGCCATACCAACGACGCGCTGGCAATCGCGCACGGCCCGCAGGGCTTTCGCGCAGAATACCTGCCAAATATCCGTCAGGCGGACCGACTTTACACCATCCGCCCTGTGAGACATCACAACCGTCAGCTGCACAAGGCGACCATCCTGAAGGGCGGTGTGCGGAAGGCCAATCAGGCAGAGAAGTACATCTGCGGCTTCCGTCTCTACGACAAGGTGCTCTACAACGGTATCGAGTGCTTTGTCTGGGGGAGACGCACCAGCGGCTCCTTCCTGCTGCGGCAGCTCAACGGAGAAAAGGTCAAAGACGGCGTGAGCTACAAACACTTAAAACTATTGGAACGCAGCCATAGTTATTTGGTTGCATAGTACGAGAGGAGGGACGCTGCTCCTCCCCATAGCTAAAGCAAGGGGTATCCGCAGCGACACTGCGAAGAAAAAGCGCCGCCCGTAATGGACGGCGCTTTTTCTTCGCAGTTCTCCGGTTCTTCGGTTCTCAGGTTCCCAACATTAAAATAGGCGTGTTTCTATATTTGCCGGTATGCTCAGAGCATACAAAGGAAGTATCACATACACAAAGAAAGTTCAGTCAGCGGTTTTATCATGCCGCTGGCTTTTTATATATCAAAAAACACGAAAAAGGAGAAATGAACATGGAAGCAATGCTGTTTAAGTGGGATTTCAGCGACGAAACAAAGTGGAAAGATGTCTGCGCGGAGCTTGGGCTACCGGAAGACACGGAGCAGGTTGAGTTGTCCGTATCCGCAACAAAGGTCCGTACCAGCCAAAACCGCAGTTGGGAAGCGACCGACGAGGAGATGTCCCGAATTTGGGAACGCCTCGGCGCGTATTTCTTGCGCTGCGAGAGCATCTCCAGAACAAACATTCGCGTTTTCTGTGGCGGCGGAGATTCCTTTTCCGTTGTTCGCGGCACAACGCAGCCTGGATTCGTCGAGGTGGATGGACGGTTGATGGACTATGAGGATTTTGAAACATGGCTGTACCAGATGGCAGCTTGAGAAAGGAGAAAAACATGAACGCACAAGAAAAAATTGACCAGCTTATGAAGGCCGAGATGGAGCACATCCGTTCCGTCGGCGGTATTTTGAATCTGCCGGAGGCGGACAGTGTTCTGAACGACCTGAACCGAGAAAAGCTGAAGGCCCTGAAGGAACTGCACGGACATCTCTACCTCGGACGCATCAACATCCACGATACAGCCCAGAGGCTTCGCGTTGTTGAAGGAACCGAAGACGTGTACGAGGAAATGCTGGACCAGCCCCTATACAACTTCTGCTGTGATTTTGCCGTGCCCGTCAAGGATAAAACCTTGTCGGATTTGATTCGTGCTTGGAACGCAAGATTCACGATTCCCGGCATGAAGGACGCGCAGAAAATCACAGAGCGTGTAGAGCAGCTCGGCGGCGTGAATTTGATTTGGACTTAAACAAAATTTAAGGAGGATTATATGAGCTACAAAGTAACATTCCACACAGAGGCATACAAATCACATCGGGCAAGCAAAAAGAACTGGGAACTCGGTACGCAAAACGACCACATCAAGGCTCTCAACGGACTCTCCTTCGTTGAGGAGACGAAAGAGGAGCTTTCGTGGCGTCTGCTTATGGCGGGGGGAAACACCCCGTATGAGCTGACACCGGAGTCGGCGGTGCGTTATGAAGCATGGCGCAACAACCCAAGAAATACCATCAAGTTCCAGGATAAGCTGTGCGACATGGAGCGTACCATCTACCCGTCAGTCCCGTGCTTTACTCAGGGCTATGTCAATGTTGACGCAGTCATCCAAAAGGTAGAGAAAGCCGGCACAGCCAAGGTCGAGTTCCGCCAGTTTTATGACCTGCGTCAATACGACCCGCACATGAACGGATGCTACATCCAAATCGAAAAGTTCTAAAAAATAAGGAGGATTATATCATGACGTTCGAAATTCAGAGGGATAGGATGACGATAATCCACGTCTGTCCCAACGGCTGTGATTTCGAATAGTTAACCACCTATTTTCGCAAATACCCGACTTAAAAAAAGGAGAAATGAAACATGAATAATAGAATCATGCCGAAGTGGAGCGAAGTAAAGGATTGCAATGGCATCAACCTTCACCTGTTCGACGCCGTACAGGTCATCACCTCCGGCAACAAGCGCAATAACCAGACGGGCAGAATCATTGCCCTTCTGAAGACCAAGCCTTACCTCCAGATGGTAGAGGTGCTGTTTCAGGACGAGAAGCGGTCAAATTTCCTCACGTCATCTCTTCGTTTCGTTGAAAGCTCAGAGGAAGAGAAGGGAAAGTCACTGGCAAAAATCGACTCCCTGAAGCTCATGGGAGCAGAAATCACCGACTCTGATTTCTGCGTTGACCGTTATAATAACGATGCTTTCCTATTTGACGATGAAACGAAGACGTGGAACGTCATGCTGGAAGGCATTTCCGATGTGGACCGACTATTCGGAACCTTTTTTGAAACGGAGCAGAACGATTCCTACTGTAACATCTATGCGGATGTAGACGAATACTGCACCAAGCTCGCAAAGCCATACCTCACGGTATCTCTGTGGCTCGGTGATGTCTGTGTAGAGGCAGTACGCCCCTTATCAAAGGACGAGCAGGAGGCAGTTCTTCGCATCATCCGTCCGACCTATGAGAAGTTGGACTACAAGAAGCTCCTAAAGGAGTGGGATGCGGAAGAGCAGAAATATGTGAACAGCATCATGCTGGAAGACGGCGATGGCTGCTACGGGTACAAATTCGCTGCCGATACCATTGAGGCCGCTAAGGCTGGCTTCCATGAGGTCATCTGGATGGCGATTGAGCTGAAGCAGTACCGTTCCGGTCAGGATTTCAGCGTCAACTCCTTTATCGAGGACGGTGACGGCAAGTATGTCGAGTCCGACAGGGAAGGCCACATCGTCATCAATCGCGTTGTCACAACGCAGGAACCCAGCAAGTATATCAACTGGGAGAGGGCTGGCACGCTGCCATTCATCTATACAGTGGACCGCGAGAAGAGCGAGTGGAAGCTCGACGCGACTTAACAACTGAAGCGCCGGTGGATGAAAACATCCGCCGGCGCTTTTTCCATGTTTTGCCACAATCGAGTTCTCATATTCTTAGGTTCTCAATCAGGAAATAGGTGATTTTTCCTCTTCTGCCGGTATGCTGAAATCATACAAAAGAAGTATCTCAAACACAAAGAAAGTTCAGTCAGCGTCCGCTGCGGATGCTGGCTTTTATTATAAAAAAATCATAAACAAAAAGGAGAAACGAAAAAAATGAAGAACAAGGAATATCTCTTACCAGCGTGCAAGACTGCTGACGGCGTTCCCATCGGCATTGGCTCCGAGGTGTACGCAATCACCTTTAAGCAGAAAGTCAACAAATACGGTCGGCTGTATCGTCCGTCCACGAGAGAATTGGCGGTCGTAAAAGTAACGGTGTCTACTGTGACCTTCTCCGAATTTGTGGAACCCGGTTGGTTTGGCTGGACGGGCGTTGCCTATTCGGGAATGACCGAAGTCGAATGCTCTGATGGTAAAACGAAGACGTTTTCCTACTTGCCCGGTATCGAGGTCAGCCAGTACACCATCTTCGCATCCGAGGACGCCGCAAAGGCCGCCTTGGAGAAGGCGGAGGCGGGCGGCGGTCTCTATACGAGAGCCGGATTCCCGTTGATGCCTTCTTGGCAGATTGGCGAGGTACGGGCAGCTCTGGAGAAAGCTGAGCAGAGCACTGAGGAAGAGCCTTCCATCGTTCGCAACATCCCTTATGTCTCCGTTTGGGACGGCGGAAATTGCATTGCGGCGACAAAGGCAGACGTCTGTCTGGACACAAAGCAGGTATTCAACATTCAGACCATTGACGTTGGAGATTCTGTCAATGTTCTGAACCATGAGTACATCGTGCTGCACGGAACAGAGTATACCGTTTTCCCGAAGGGCGAAGCGAAAGACGGCGCATACTGGCGTGACTGACAAAAAAGAAGGAGAATGAGAATTATGACTAATATTAGTGAGAAAACCACCGGTTCCTGCAAAGACCGCGAGTATATCGTGACAGAGGTCTGCCCGCATTGCGAAGCAGAGGTTGAGATGCGATGGAATGTGGCCGCAGACGGCTACAAGGCGTTCTGCCATCATTGCGGCAATCGGCTGATGCTCTGCGACGCCTGCCAGCATCCGGAGGACAAGTGCGTGGAGAACTGCGATTACAACTCCGAGACCGATACCTGCCGTTATAATCAGCCTGCACAGGAGCTGAAGGTCGGCGATGTTTGTGCCTATGGCTTTGGGACGGAAAACGCTTCCCGTGCCACGGTCAAAATCGTCAAAATGCTTTCGGATTCCAAGGGTGCCGCTGTGATGTTCTTGAGCGTTGAGAAGGACGATACCGGAAACGGTATGTTCAACTACCTGCTCAAAACCGGGAATACCATGAATGCCAGCCTGAAATATCTGACGAAGATTGAGTGCAGTTCCGACCAGGAACGGGATAACTACGCCGAACTGGAGAAGCTGTGTACGGAATGCGACGCGGAGTTCTGTGTCTTCAATCCGCACGGCATCTGCAAGCTGCCCTTCGTCACCGGAAAGGCTCCGAGACTGGGCGATGACGGCTGCCAGGACTACGCTATGAAGGATTTCATGATGAAGGAGGATTGCTGATATGCAGAAGACTTGTCTCAACTGCACTCATGTGGGCGTGTGCTCCAAGCGGATGCAGTTCATCGTGAACAACTATCTCGTCAAAAGACACTACGACGAGATTGAGAATGTCAGCAAAACGCTCGATATCTCCGTGAACTGCGACAGCTATGCAGAAAAGGATTTCTTTTCGTTCATCTGTGCGCGGGTTCGCGACTATTCCGATGGCGAAGTCTGGAGCGATGGAGACCAGATTCTGTGCAAGACAGAATCTACCGCGAACGCGCTGTGCGACCTCCTGTGGCAGCTTTACAACGAACGGGGGGAGGCCTTCGACCTCCACACCGGCTACTACGACCCCAAGGAGGACGAAAGAAATCACGAAGAAGACAGATACACCGGCTGGTGGTATGTGTCTGCCGACTGAAAGGAGAAATAATGAAAATCCGCAATATCCTTTGGGACACCGACGGCGACAGGGAGGCAAGAGCCTCCCTGCCGAAGGAAGTCGAGCTGCCGAGTAGATTCGACCAGTCCCATTTTGCAAGTAGGGAAGAATGGCTCGACACGATTTCCAACTGGCTGTCCGACGAGTTTGGATTCTGTCATTTGGGGTTCGATGTCGGTGATGACGACATCTGAGAATCTACGATTTTTTAACAATAAGGAGAAATGAAAAAATGGGAAAAGGTAATGTTTGTGTGAGCGGTCCGTATGAGGGCCTGTTCTATATCGACAACGACTATACCACAGTGCTTCGCCGCGAGGATGACTGTGAGGATACCATCCTCCAGAAAGACCTCAGCGCCAAGGATTTGTCCGGCAGCGACTGGCTCTTCGATGACGAAGGCAGTGCGAACGAGCTGGAGGATGTGCTGGAGTGCTTTGTGGAGAACTTCACGCACAGGTATCCCAGCTTTGCGCGTGTCAAGCAGGACAAGTGGCTTGGCCGCAATGTGCGCGTCATCCTCGAAAGCAGCCTGTTTTACATCGGCATTGAGGACAGCGACTGGGCCTATGCCGTGGAACTGCTTCAGAAGGATAACCCCTGTTCGGAGGGTTTCCAGAGGAAGCACTACAAGGCGTACCTTGACGGCATGAAAGCAGCCCTGCTGGAGCGCCTGCCAAGCATCGGCACCTACACGGGGCCGTGGACGCATGGCACCATCCGCAGGGAGCCTGTCAAGGACAACGACCTCCTCACCGAGGCCGGCGACCGCATCGACAACGCAGTGTTCGACTTCATCTGCGCGGTTGTCACAGGCCACAGCGTAAACGGGGAAGCGCCGAAAGAGGCTCTTCTCGCAGCTGTGAATGAGCTTTCCGTGGAACACGTCAACGCGCTTCCGGAGGGCCTCCTGTCTGACGCAACGGACGAGGCGAAGGAAGCCGCCGGCGAACACTCCTTACAGGAGGATGCCGACGACGGGCTTCCGCTTCGCTGGGATATGGCCGCCATTGGTCCTGTGGCCGACTATTTGGAAACCGCGCTTTCCGCACGGTTCCGCATCAATACCTGCCACCCCTGGCAGGATGATACCGAGTGCATCTGCTACGCGACAGACGAGCGCTGCCCGTACTGCACCCACAAAATTTGATGAAAAAGCGCCGCCCGTAATGGACGGCGCTTTTTCTTTGCAGTTCTCCGGTTCTTCAGTTCTCAGGTTCTTGGAAGGTGAATGCGGCAATTTCCATTTCCGCCGGTATGCTGAGACCATACCAAAGAAGTATCACAAACAAAAAAGAAAGTTCAGTCAGCGCCCGCGTGGGTGCTGGCTTTTATATATCACATAACCATCACAAAAAAGGAGAAATGAACAATGGAGATTTATGTAGAGTCCCTCGTCATTGAGGTCACGCGGCGCTGCAACATGAGATGCGAGCACTGCCTGCGCGGAGACGCGCAGAATCTGGACATTTCAACGGCCACCTTATCGGAAATCGCCAAGCACATCTATCCCGGTTCTGTCACTTTCACGGGCGGCGAGCCATCTTTGAATGTGCCGGCCATCAAGCGATACTTTGAACTTGCGGAGCGTTACGGTACGATGCCGAATTTTTTCTACGTTGCTACCAACGGAGCTGCGTCAAAGGAACAGATGCGCGACCTCGCGCTGACGCTGCTGGAGGCATATTCTAAGATGGAAGAGCCAGATATGTGCGAGGTCGATGTCTCTGTGGATATGTTCCACGAGGCGTTCCGCGACAACGACAACGCGAAAATTCTGAGAGGCTTGTCCTTCCTCGGCCGGGGTAAAAAGCATTCGGTCGAGGATGACGATTTGAGTTGGCTGCTCAATACCGGCCGTGCCAACAAGAACGGCATCGGCGTAAGCGCACCGGAGGTGCTCAAGACCGACATGGACGAGCTGGTAACGGATTACTCCACAGAGTACGATAGCATTTCCTTCGATACGCTCTACATTGCCGCAAACGGTAATGTGGTAGACGGCTGTGACAGCAGTTACGAGGATATCGACGACGAGGAGAACGTGATTTGCAAGGTCAACCAGCTTCAGAAGAAAGTGAAAGACTATGTGAAGAACGCCGATTCTCAAATCTCATAAGGAGGGCTGAAGATGTTTGGTTTAGACAATCTGTTTGCTCAGACATCCGCACAGAAATTCTACATTAGCAGAGACCGAATCGCGGAAATCCTGCGCGTCAGTCCTGATGCACTGGACGCCTTCGAGAAGGCTTATTCCAAAGCTGCGTTGCAGACTGAGCCAGAAAGCATTTTCGAGGTCAATTCCAGGCAGGCAGCGGCGAAAAACGAGCGGCTCGGCGACGACAGCCCGGAAGAGCTGAAAGCTCTTACGGAACGCATCGTGAAGGAGCTTATCTGGCAGACGCTGACCTACACTTATGATGGGCAAACAGGCAAAATTGAAAAATCGCTTTCCAACGCACCGGAGAAAAATGCTCCTGTCACCAATCAGGACCTGCTGCGAATTCCCGCTTCGCTGCGACCGCAGCTGAGTGGGGAACTGATGAAGCGAGACCTTGACATCACCGCCTCAGCTGTGTTCCTGTTCTACTACGACAAGATGCAGAACGGGAAGACGCCGAAGGACCGTCGGGATGCGTATAACCGCTTTCGGCAGGGACTGGACATCCTTGACCTTGATGCGCTGGCCTACCGCATCATCGGGCAGAATCGCAACTCCATCGGACATTGGTTCCCGGAGCTTGTGCGTGCCTACCGGGATTCTGAATTCTTCCGGATTCCGGCAACGACGATAGCCAAGGTTCCCCTGACGCTCTTACAGCTGACTCGTCTGGACTATCACAGCCTAACGCCTTCGACCATCCAAATCGTCGATAACTGGGCGCACGCTGTATTTCGTCTGAATGACGAGCGGGATTACTTCGTGAAAACCGGCACCTATTCATCGAAGTTCGACTTCCGGAATTGCCTGGTACACGGAGAAAAAGAGGTTCGAGAGCTTGGCGAGTATTTGCTCTACATCCACCATCAGGCGTTACAGATGGCCGGTCCCCTTAGCTTTCCCTGCATTTATGGGGTCTCAACGACAAATGAGTGGGTCGTGCGGGAATTCATTCCAGATAAAGAGGGAAATCCCTGTATCTATCATGGTTTGCCGCTTCATACGGAATATCGCGTATTTGTAGACTGTGACAGCGATGCTGTCATCGGTGTCTCTCCCTATTGGGAACCGAAGACTATGCTCAATCGCTTTGGTTCATGCTCGGACGCAAACAGTCCGCATCAGATGCACGATTATGTGATTTTCAAAAGTCATGAAGCGACCTTGATGCGGCGCTACCGTGAGAATGTCGATTCCGTGGTGGAACACATTCGGGAATTCCTGCCGGCGCTTGACCTGCAAGGCCAGTGGAGCATCGACGTGATGCAGAATGGTGACGATTTCTGGATTATCGACATGGCTGTGGCGGAAAATTCGGCGTTCTATGATTGCGTGCCGGAGAGCCTCCGCAGGCCATCTGCTGAAAACTGGATACCCGATATTCTGAAGCCCAATAACTGATTTAATGCGGAAAAAAGGAGAAATGAAAAATGATTAAAAGTTTGAATAAAGCATATCAGACCGATTCCATGTATTACTGGTGTAACGCCGAGGGCGAGGTAAACTATCCCGGTTCTGGGTTTTCGACAGGTGACTCTGAGCGGCTTCCCGCTGCGGTGAAGGAACTGTACGAACACTATCAGTTCAGCCCCGGCTGCGACGCAAATCTCTATACGGTCACTTACAGTGGCGAGGATGGGATGCTCCTCACGACGATGTTCAACAGTAACTGGATGGATGTCCCTGCTGTCAAGGACGCCAAACAGAAGGCGAGGAAAGCGCTCCGCAGCATTGCAACGGAACTGACCAGGCAGTGCAAGCCGTGGGGGACCGTTCTGTTCGGCGAGGATACCGACCCGGAGGGTGACGAAATTGCCCTGTTTGTCCCTGCGGAGGAGTGTGCGAGTCACTTTGAGGAAGCGGTAAAGCTCTTCGATGCCAGCGCCTTCTTTGAGCGAGTCAGGGACAAGGTTGCGGAATGCCGCTATCTTGTGTTCCTGAATAGCTCGTATGTGCGCGACGCGCAGGGCTACTTCCCCCAGCAGCTGTCCGAGGATGCTGACCCGATGGATGAATCCCAGGAGGGCAACTGGGCGGACTGCGGTGGTCCCATGCTCGTCATGGACGTATACGCAGCCTCCAAGGCCGAGGTCGCCCAGAAGATTGCCGAGGCATATCCCAATGTGGATATGGCAGTCTTCAAGATTCTCCGCTGCGACGGGGAAATGACAGAGGTGACGGCCCTTGTATAAAATCAAGAACCTGACGTCTCTGCTGCATACCGTGGAAGCCGGCAGATACGGCAGCCTACCCGTCTATACACTGCACGGGGAGAAGGTCTGGAACAGAATCGGCGACCGAGTGGAACTGCATCTTGGCAATGGGCATAATGTCCTTTGCTCTGAAGCTGTCTTCCGGAAGGTCGAACCCTTTCTGGAGCCTATTCCCGAATCGTAAACCTTGGTGCCGCCCATTATGGGCGGCACTTTTCTTTTTACGGTTCCTTGGTTCTTAGGTTCCTAAAGAGAGAATGAGACTTTTTCTCTATCTGTCGGTATGCTGAGACCATACCAAGGAAGTATCACAAACACAAAGAAAATTCAGTCAGCGTCCATACGGATACTGGCTTTTATATATCAAAAAAATTTCAAAAAAGGAGAATTAAAAAATGGAAAAAATGATTCAAATTGCAGAAAGCTACGGATGGGCAGTCGATATGGACAGCGATAGCATCGAATTTAACCAGTGCAGTCCGGCGGGGGAAGATTTCTCCTTCACGGTTCTGACGAAAGACGCATCTGACGCCGAGAGTCTTGCAGCCGAAGTCCGTTCTTACGCGGACAGCTTCGATACCGAGGAACACGTCAAGATGTTGGTCGATGCGCAGGGCAGCGTGAGTGGTGTGCCAGACATCGAGACGTTGGTGGAAGACGCTGACGCCATCCAAGAGATGCTCAACGACCTTGCTGACGCTCTTGAAAATGGCGACGCCGACACAGATGACAAGGAGACTGGAGCCTGCGGCCTCGAAGGCACTTACGAGTGGCTTCTGAACAACTTCGACATCGACGGCACGGCGGGTCGCATTATCCACAATGTTTTGGAGTATGCCGACCGCATGACTGGCGACGAGCAGTATGAGTTCTTGACGGAGATGCTGGATGGAACGATTGGTCTGTCTGACCGCGAAATCAGGAATCTCTGCTGGAACTGAGTGGGGGATAACCCTATGAAGAAACTGACTGTTTTCGACTTTTGCAGCCAAATCGGTGCCGCCAGCGATGAAATCCCTGTCGTAGTTCGCGTCGGCTTGCAGGAGATTGGGCATTTTCGCAGCCTATACCAGATTCCGGCAGTCGCTATGCCATGTATCCTGGAAGCAAAAGTGACATTCGTGACTGTCAAATGTACGCAAATTATCATCCAAGTGAAGACGAAGGATTACAACACAACCATTTGAAAACCGAAAGGAGAAGATTTCTATGTTTTATGTTTTGGATTTCCATTCTCACCGGTTCACTACCTGTGAGACCGTAGAGGAAGTGAACGAGAAGCTCAAGCAGCTTCAGGATTCCGGTGTTGCCGAGGACGAAATCTCCGTCATCAATCGACTGGTCGATGACTGTGAAATGAGTATCAACGCTTACCGGGATTTTGCACGCAGCTACTGCTGAATGCGGAAAGGAGAAGTAAAAAATGAATCAGGAAATGGTAAAAGCTGAAAAGCGATTCGCAAACCACAAGGCACGCCTCGACATTCTGGACGAAAACGTGCGCGTTCTGAACTGGAGACAGCCAGGGAAGCAGGCGTACGCGATTCGTGCGGTGATGGACGGCTATCATGTGTATATCACCGGAGACCTTGGCTCTGCGGTCATTTGCCTGACGGAGACTGCCACTTTGAAGGCTCTTTCAGGCTACTGGAAGACACCCGGCTATTTCATGGAGAAGTTTGTCTGCACAACGGACGACTACTTCTTTGATTACGAAACGGCCAAGGGTGAGCTTCGTGAGCGCAAGACCATGCTGCTGGAAGAGTATAGGGACAATCATCCCGATATGCTCGCAAACGGAGAAACAGAGTATCAGTGTGACCTTGATGATGCCGAATCAGACCTGTTGGGCGATTTCAACGCCGAAAAGGGCTTTGCAGCCAACCCTACTGCTCTTTCTGCATGGCTGGAGCTGGATGCGGACGGAATTGAAACGGTTCCGTATATGGGCCGTAAGATTGACCCGCGCATTTGGCTGTGGCTGGCCGCGTTCAAGATGGCCTATGAGGCGCTTCAAGACACCTCCACCGAGCGTTACACGCAGGAGTACCTGGACGCCATTGAGCGGAATACTCCACCCCGCAACGGCGCACCCATCGGCCGAGACTCCTTCGAGTGGGCCGGATGCGCAGAAGAGTTGAGTGTCTGCAACGTAGCACATCTGCTGGCTGCCGCCAAGCGGACGCCGGGATATTTTCAGGTTCGTTCCGCGCTCTGCGGTATGCCTGTCATCAGAGAGCGTTATGCGGACACAATGGCACTGCTCAACAAGGTAAAGGGTACAGACGCCTACGATATCCTTGCCCAGCTGATGCAGCAGGCGGAAAGGGAGGCGTAAAATGAGCATGACAATCTTCGATGCGTGGCACATCGGAAAGCCGCAGAGTATCTACGACCTCACGATTATGGCGCGTTGCGTACAGGGTATTCAGGAAGAAACACGAGCGGCGGATATCGCCGAAGATGTAGTTTCATCTGCCTTGCTGCCGTGGCTCAGAAGCGCTCTTGAGTTCTTCGGAGATGACGCGGCGGATGAATTCGCCATTCTCGTCGGCGGCGCGGTCTACCCCGTCTTACTGCGGAATTCGTGGCGAGCCACATGGTTATTCCCGTCTGAGGAGCGCAAAGGCTTGGAGGAGTTCCTGACCAAACATCTGGAAGGGAACGATGTCCCCAATCGCAAAGAAAGCATGGAAAATTTGCAGGTTGTCTGCGAGGCGGTCTACGAATTCTCCGCGCAGTCCAGTCCGAGCCTCTGCTTCCTGAGCGATTCTGCCGGGAAAGACGTCTATGTAAGGGGTTTTGGCTTAACAAAAAAAGCCACCCAGTACCTTGATTCGCTCTATGAGCGTTTCGAGTATACGAACGCCTGCGAAATGGACGAACGCGATTTCCCCGCGCTGAAGAAGCAGCTCGCCGCGTCTTCGGATAAGGCGGCGCTGCTCAGCAAGGCACAGGAGGAACGCGGTGCGCTCTGGGATGACGCTCTGAATGGCTGTACGCGGTTCAAGGATGCTGCCCTTACTTTCGACCTGGATGACACGGGAAATAAAGCGAAAAAGGTTGCGGAGCTTCGCAAGGCAGCCAAAATCATTTTTGAAAAAGGTAAAGGAGAAAAATGACAATGAGAACACTGGTGCGTTTTGAGTATGACATTGAGAATGTGAAGCTGTTCGATATCGTGGATGGCGGCGCTGTGCATGGCGCGTTCAACGGCAACCTGACCATTTACTTCGACATGAGTGAGGATGGGAAGTTGCTGGATGAATCCAAGCAGGCGCTCCGTCTGGAGGCGCGGCGCATCTGCCGTGCGCTCAAGAGCCGGGGGATGAATGCTACCGTGTCCATCCTGAACGCCGATACGAAGACCTTATATGGCCGCGTGTTTGCGGAGCACCCTGAAATCTTCACGCTTCTCCTGTGGAACCACGGGAGAGGGAATGACCTGTCGAAGGAACAGCACTCGCTTACGCCGTCCGGCGTATACAAGGCGCTGGAGCGTATCCTCACGGACATTCGTTCCAACGCGGCGTGAGAGGGGAGGCGGAGACATGGGATGCTTTTCCTGGCTTTTTGCCGATACTGACAACACACAGAACCTGCGTATTGACCGGGCAGGCTATATTGCCTGCCCGGACGGAACCTTTATCCACGAGCAATGCTATGAAGGCTACGGCGAGTTCAACGGGCAGGATGTGTACGAACTGGTCGTTCGGTGGAACCGCGCATTCATCGCGGAGAATCCGGACTTCCTGCTTCCGCATATCCACCGCTTCTACGATGGGAGCGTAAAGCAGTACCGTCTGAAGGATTTCAGATGGTATCCGGTCATTGCAGACCTGTCCATCCCGTTTGAGCAGTTGCGTGACGCGCTCGACAAGCATCTGAGGGAAACCGTCAGCTTATACCGGCCCTATAGTGCCGAGCTTCGCGGCGTCGGCATCGACATTGCCTGCTACAACGAGGACAACGCAGCTCTTCCGTATCCCATCAAGATTACCCGGAAGATGCGGGGAGTCCACTATAAAGACCTCCCAGCAAGTAAAAGGGACCCGGAACAGGGAATGGTAATCTACCATGCCGGAAGATGGCAATAATTTTTTTTAGAAAGGAGAATGCCGTTTCTCCCCCACGCGCCGAAAGGCGTGGGGGGAGGAGCGGCCAATATTTTTTATGAACGTGAAAAGAAAATTTACCGCATTTGCTGTGGCTTTTTTGCTGCTGCTTTCCGCGACGCCAATCTCCGCAGCAATGGAGTTTGAGACCGATACGGAGGTGCGAGACGCAACGTATAACACTGAGCCGACTCAGAGTCCTGAAGCCGGCGTGCCGGACGGTATCCCGGAAGAAATGCTTGAGATAGAAGGTGAGACCACACGGGCGCAGTTCCTGACCATGCTGGTGAACCTCGCAAACCCGGAGCTTGATACGGTTCAGAGCACATCGTTCCCCGATGTTCCGGAGAACGCATACTACGCGCTTCAGGTGAGCTGGGCAAAGGCAAACGGAATCATAAATGGCACGGCGGCCGGCGTACTGGAGCCGGACACACTGCTGACGCGGAATGAGGCCGCTGTGATGGCTGCCCGTCTGGCGAAGGCGATGGGCTGTGACGCCGCTCCGCTTTCATCCCGCACGCTGCTTGCGTGCGCTGACGCCGCGCAGGTCCCGCTTTACGCGAGAAGAGCTGTGAAATGGTGCATGGAGAACGGCATCATGACCGCTTCAGAAAAAGGATTCGAGCCGAAAGGCACGATGAATCATAAAGAAGCTGTCGATATGATTCTCGCACTCGGCTGCTGGTTCCAGAATAACGGACCTGTTGTCCGGACAATCCCGGCGTCAGCCGTGGTGCAGGCCACAGAACAGCACGCAGCGCTGCAAAACAGAATCAATGCGATTGCAAAAAAGTACGGTGCGGTCGGTCTGTCGATTGCGTACATTAAGGACGGCCATGTATCAGATACCTTTGCGTATGGAGAGACGGTTCGCGGAGTATCAGGCATGACAGCAGATACGAAAGTTCGGGTTGCATCCATCTCAAAAGTGCTTGTTGGTATGGCAGTGAGCCTTTCCGCAGAAGAAGGAACGATGACTCTCGATACAGAGCTGGACACCTACCTCGGTTTTCCCATCCACAAAGCACAGGAAGGAGACCACATTACAGTCCGTTCCGTTCTCACACATACATCTTCTCTCAGGGCACCGGAGGATGTATCAAGAAGCTATGAGGGGATGAAGACGCGACTCATGTCTTCGTCTGCGACACGCAAGGTCTGTTCCGGCAACTTGGAAAACTGGCTGTATAACAACTACGCCTTCTCTGCACTGGGGCTTGCGGTCGAGCGAGCAAACAGCTGCACGATGGACGAGCTGCTTGGACATTACCTCTACCGTCCACTCTCCATCGACGCGGCATTCCGAACAGGGAGTGTATCTGATACGAAAAAACTGGCGGTGCTCTACCGTGCCGATGGCAGCACGGGCCTGTCCTATCAGGAAATGCTCAAGGCTATTGATGACGAACTGCCCGGAACGGACGGCAGTGGATTCGCAGGCGGACTCACCATCAGCGCCTACGACCTTGGAAAAATTGTGGCGTTGCTTGCCGGTGATGGCAAATACGAGGACGCACAGTACCTTTCTCCGTCCATCGTCTCCACATTGGAGTCACACGGCGATAAGGCTGCGTCCGGCGGATTCTACCAGTGCCAGCCTCTGCGTTTGCGAGCCAATACCTATGGGCAGAGCAGATTGTTCTATCACACCGGCAGCGCATACGGTGCGTACAACCTCATGTGCTACAATCCTGACACGGGCTGCGGCGTGGTTGTACTTACCTCCGGAGCCAGCGGAAAGAAAGATACCGCCGGCATCTACGCTGTGTGCGGAGAAATCAGTAACCTGCTTTTTGCCGCAAACCCCTGAATTATCTTTCCGGAACAGAAGCGTCGCCCATCACGGGCGGCGCTTTTCTTTGTGGTTCTTTGGTTCTCAGGTTCCTTGAAATAGAATAGAGCGTTTTCTTCATCCGCCGGTATGCTGAGACCATACAAAGGAAGTATCACAAACATAAAGAAAGTTCAGTCAGCGTCCTTGCGGATGCTGGCTTTTATATATCAAAAAATACATTCATGAAAAGGAGAAGAAGAAAATGCGCAATAAGATTTTTGACGATTTTCAGGAATCGTTCCGTGACGAGTCGGAGTTTATCGACTCTATTCGGGACATGGAAAACAATAGCGAGTGGCTTCCGGAAATTCCCCGCAAGGAGCTTCAGGTCATCCCTCTGGATGGGCCAATGTTCGTAATGGACGCTGTGGCGAAGTATGGCGTTGACCACGACACGGCGCACGATACCTCCGTCAACGATTTGCACGGCGGCTTCGGAACGAACCTCATGGTCCAGTATCAGGGCACGACCTGGTGCCTGCGTGATACCGGTCGTGCGACACTCTACACCACCGCCGGTTTGATTGGCCCCGCCAATGCGAACATGGTGAAGGCGGAAGGGTTTGCCGACCTTGCGCAGTGTTTGAATATCGCTCTGCGGTATGCCAAGGGGAACGGCCTACTCCTGCTGCGCTACGGCAAGCTGTCTGCGCTGCACAGCGGCGCGTCTGACGGCTACGCCATCATGCGTATCAGTGAGCTGGTTAGAATCACGAAGGAGAAGCTGCGTGGCCGATTTGGCGTCCCAACGTTCAAGGAAGGGTTTAACTCCCACAGCTATACCAGCGCTGTGTGGGAGCTGCCCGACGTCCGTGACGACCTCATTGACAAGTACCAGAAGGCGCTTTCGAACGCGGTCTCCCGCAATCATGCTGTCAACTGGATGCCCGTTGTTCGACTGTCTACCAGCGACACAGCGACCAGTTCGGCAATTCTGATGCCGAAGCTGATGTCCCCAGGCGGGGCCTTCTCCTTCGCCATTGGAAAGGGCATTCGCGTCGAGCACAAGAAGCTGGCGGCAGGGAAGTACGGACTGGAGAAGTTCGAGGATGAAGCGGACGGACTGTACGCGCTGTTTGAGGATGGCGCTGCCATGATGCAGAAGATGGGAAGCATGGAAATCTCCAATCCCGTCAACTGCCTCGTCGGTATCTGCTCCTACCTGAAAATTCCCAGAAAGTACGCTGACCCGGCGCGTGAGGAGGTTGACACCTTCGTTATCAACTCGCCGCGTATGTCTGCATTGGACATCTACCTGAGCATGGCTCAAATTCCAACCTATGCAAAGCAGGCGGGTGCGAGCGATGCGAAGGTTCTGGAGTTGGAAGAGCTTATCGGAAAGACGCTGAACCTCAACTGGTCCGATTATGACATCGGCGGAACAGTTGCTTGGAAGTAAGTGATTACGGCGGTGTGCGGAGCAATCCCACACCGCCATCCATGAAAGGAGAACTGCTTATGTATGTTGAAAAGACAGATACCTACACCTGCGATTTCTGCGGCCACAACGCGAAGTGGGACGCCTCCGATGACGTCCACGGAGAACTGTGGTCGTGTGAGGCGGAAGGCTGCGGAAAGGTTTTTTGCTCCAAGTGCTTCATCAGCGCGTTTGGACAGGAAATCTACATGACCATGATGCAGAGCGGCGAAAACGTCCTCTGCCCGGAATGCGCGAAGAAAAAGTACAAAAAGGAGAATGAGAAATGAGTTATTTTGAATGCAATCTGCCTGATTCCTGCCCGCACATCTGTGCGGGAAAACGGTCCTACTTCGAGGACACGGTGAAAGTCATTAAGGCCCGTATGGCAAAACTTGATGACGCGCTCGCAAAGTCCGGCATGGACGGCGCGGCGTTCGCGAAGACGGCCAAAATCCTGTTCGACAACAGCTTTGACCTGTTCGAGCGGATGGACAGCGTGGAACTTGCCATGTGGGTGCAGAACAGCTACGACGGAAAGCCTGTCGAGCATCGCTTCGAGTGGCCGAATGCGGAGGTCGTCGTTGACTGCGCTTTCGTTCAGACGAAAGAGTGGGAGGCCCTTCGTCACTTCGGCATCGGCGGCTCTGACGCCGCCGCCATCCGTGGCGAGAGCCGGTACAAAACGGCGCAGGAGACCTACCACGACAAGGTGGGCACCCCTGAACTCATTCCGTCTAATGATGCCCAGGCCGTCTTCGAGCGTGGACACATCATGGAAGATAGAGTCATTGACGCCTTTCTGAATCTGACTGGCTTCAAGCGGATTCCCGAAACACGGATGTTCCGTTCCCGGAAGTACCCGCATCAGACGGCGAACATTGATGGCATTGTCATCTCACCGGATGGCCGCATCTTTGTCTTTGAGGCGAAAACGACCGTCGCGGAAAACTGGGACGCATGGAAAGACGGCAAGATTCCCCGCTCTTATGTCCCGCAGACGCGCCAGTATCCGGCAGTGCTGGATGATGACCGCGTGCAGGGAACATACATTGGCTGCCTGTTCATTGTTGACCTTATCGTTGGGGGACTTTACGTTGGCAGTGCGTACAGCGGCGAGCAGTTCGTCGCCCGCTGCGTCGAGCGCGATAAGCTGGCGGAAGACGACCAGCTGGCAAACGGAGAAGAGTGGTGGAACACCTATGTGGAGCCGAATGTGGAGCCGGAGGCTTCCGGTATCCCGAAGAAGGATATCGAAGTCATCCGAACCTATCACAGCGGCTATGCAGACCCCAGTGCCGATGCTGTCGATATGACGCACGACTTGGATATGCTGGCCGCCGCAAATGAGTGGCTCACGCTTGGTGAAAACCGCGCCGCGAAGCAGAAGGAAGTCGATGCCATCAAAGAACGCCAGGATGCTATCTCTGAATTGTTCATGCTCAAGCTGAACGACGCCGTAGAAGGACGTATCAATCTTCCCGACAATGAGTTTATGGAAGTCAAATGGAGTCCGCGTTCGAGAACAAACGTGGATATGGAAACTCTGAAAATCCGCTTCCCTGATGCGTACAATCAGTGTGTGTCAGTAAATCCGGAAAGTTCACGGGTCTTCAGCATCAAACGGAAAAAGGTGCGTACTCGCAAAAAGTGATGCTTTTTCATTGAGAGGAGAAATGAAAAAATGAGACACATCAGCCACAGACGCTGTGCCTCCGGAAGGAGGTGACAGCCTTTGTGTAACGATATCAACCAGACGCTGAAGGAGGAGGTGCGCTGCAAACACTCCTTCACCATCCATTCGGCGGACGGCTTCATGGTCGTCCGCTATAAGGATGCGGATACCGGTGAGTATCTCGTCGCGTGCGGAAGCAACCTTCCGACAGCAAGCGACATCATCTACACCCTTCACGGAAAGTGGGGAATGAGCAAAAATGGGAAGTATGGACGCCAATTCGAAGTAAGCTACTTCGATATGGAGCAGCCAAAAGGTAAGGCGGCCATTGTCTCTTATTTTTGTAGCTTGAAATGCGGTATCGGGAAAGTCGTTTCCGGGCGTATCTACGCCAAATGGGGCGATGGCGTCTGGAATGTACTGGAGTCTGACCCGTCTCAACTCAAGGCTGTCAATGGCGTTACTGATAAAATAGTAACAAAGCTGATGACCAGACTGAAAGAGACGGAGTTTCAGCGGCAAATCATTGCAAAGCTCGGCGATGCAGCGGCGGCGATTACGCCAAAGATGCTCAACGACTTGGTACGCTACTGCAACAAGAATGAACTTGACCCGCTGGATACCGTTGAGCATCATACTTATGCCCTGATGCAGGTGCGCGGCTTCGGCTTCGAGACCGTGGATAGGCTGGCGCGTGCGCTGCCGGATTTTGACCCCGCGAGGTCGGCACGCCTTATCGCATCCCTTGCTTATATTTTCGAGCAAAAATCTATGGAAGGCCATGTGTGCGTTCCGAAGGACGAACTGCTCGGTGAGATGACCAGGGTGCTTAATGCTGGCTTCCATAACGCAGTGTCCGAGGACAGCTGCAAAGAGGCGCTGAACTTTGCGTACAAGCTGAAAATCATCAAGGTCACAGCCAACATGGTCTATTCCACCAAATCCTTTGAGGAGGAGACGGGGCTTGTCAAAGATATTCGCCGCATTATGAGCGCTTCCGATTCTAAAATCACAGAAATTGATACCTTTATCGAAGAGTACGAAGATGCGAACTTCAAGCTGGCCGACAGCCAGCGAGACGCCGTACACGGTGTTTTTGAGCATCAGGTCGAAATCATCACTGGCGGACCCGGCACGGGCAAAACAACAGTCACAAAGGCTGTCCTCTATGTCCATCAACAAGTGTTCGGTGTAGATTCCAATGCTGTGCTTCTGGCTCCGACGGGAAGAGCCGCAAGAAGAATGTCTGAGGCGACCGGCTTTCCGGCACAGACCATTCATTCTGCTATCGGTTACACCGGAGTACCGGAGCTGGACAACCGAAACGAGGGATTCCTGGAGGGAAACTTGTTTATTATTGACGAGTCCTCCATGATGGACCAATTCATCGCTGCGAAACTTCTGTCCATGATTCCTGATGGAGCAAAGGTCGTCTTTGTCGGCGACCCGGACCAGTTGCCCTCTGTCGGCGCTGGCAATGTACTTCGCGAAATGATTCGCAGCAAGGTTGTTCCAACGACCAGACTGAGTGTCATCTTTCGTCAGGCACAGGATAACCCCATTGTTGGAAATAGCCTGAAAATCAACCAGGGCTGCACAAACCTCACTTTTACTAACACATTCTGTTTCATTGAGCGGTCTGTACCGGAAGAAATTCTCCGCACCGCCTGCGCGTTCTATGTGAAAGCGGTGAAGAAATTTGGTCTGGAGAATGTGATTCTGCTGAATCCGTTCCGGAACAAGGGCCTGCTCTCCGTCAACGAGTTCAACCGCCAGCTCCAGAATCTTATCAATCCACCCATAGAAGGGGAGGAGAGCATCAAGATTCGAAAGCTGGAGTTTCGTCCGCGTGATTTGGTCATGCAGACGAAAAACACGGAAATCGCTATGAACGGCGATATCGGCGTTATCCATGAAATCAGCAAAATGCCGGACCCGGACGATATGAACAGATGGACTTACATCGCGTCTATCGAATTCAACGGGGACGGCAAACGCCATGACTATACGCCTGAGATGATGCAGGACCTTGACCTTGCTTACTGCACAACCGTGCATAAAAGTCAAGGGTCAGAGTACCAAACCGTCATCATGGTGGTATCCGAGGAACACAAAGTTATGCTCAAGCGCAATATCATCTATACGGGCGTAACGAGAGCCAAGCAGAACGTCGCGTTGATTGGTCAAACAGAGGCGCTCAACACCGCCATACTGAACAACCAGACAGATGTTCGGCATACCCTTTTGGGCGACCGGCTTCACGCTGCGTTCACGGTGAAAAGTTGAAAAGCTGCGCGTCTTCCTGAAAAAGGAGGATGCGCAGTTTTTTTGTATATTTTTGGCCCTTTTGGATATTCAGCCAGAAATAAATTGACTAATAGGTGTATATGTGGGATAATATATAGAGCGGAACCCCAAAAATTTTGAAAGGAGAAATTTTGCATGAATAGGAAAAACCGTGTGTGTTCCGCCGCACTCTCGGCAGTTCTGACGCTTACGCTGGTCACAGCACCGGCACAAGCTCTCGACACTGCTGGGGCGGAGAGGACAGAAGGGGACTATGCCGTAATGCAGGCCGCGTCCGGCCTCAGTATCGGCGAAATCGACAGCAGCGGCATCATCTACAACGGAAAAGCACAGACGCCGACACCAAAAATCACAGTGGGCGGTACGGAGCTGGTTGCTGGGACTGACTTCCGGATGGAATACAGCAACAATGTTCACGCCGGCACGGGAATTGCGTACATTCTCGGAATGGGAAAGTATGCAGGGTATGTTGGCAGCTGTGAGTTCACCATTCACCCCGCTCAGTTAGTCGTGAAGGTGGACGATGTGCAGGATGTCAAGGACCCGGCCTCCTACACCTACACGATTCTTCAGGGGGCACTTGCTTCCGGAGATTCGCTTGGACAGCCGCAGTATTCCGTGAAGGATAACGGGAACAGCACCAAGACGGTCAGTGTGACCTTCCAGGACAACGCCGATTACGAAATCACGGTTCTGCCCGGTACTCTGACGATTGTCCAGACGCTCGGCACCGTCGTTATCAGCGGACCGTCCAACGTCTTCTACAACGGCAGTGCTCAGACGCCGAAGCCCACCGTTCAGGACGCTTCCACCGGAAAGACGCTGACAGAGGGACGGGACTACAATCTCGTTTACCGCAACAACGTCAATGCTGGCAAGGCCAGCGTCACCATCAACGGAATCGGCAGCTACAGCAAGGTCAGCGAGATGCGTGAGTTCACCATCCAGGCCGCTCCCATCACGGTGCGCATCCGCGACGTGCGTTGCAGCATCCGAGATACAGACCCGACCTTCCGCTATGACATCACCAGCGGCAGTCTCGCCCCCGGCGACAGCCTCGGTTCGCCTCGTTATTCCGTCTATTCCAAGACGGGCTACTCTTATGGCCCGTACTTTGGCATCCGTGCGGAATTCCCTGTGAACCCAAATTATGCTATTACGGTTCGTGAAGGAACAATGACCTACTATGATGTCAAGGTCGATGATGACGTCATTAGCACGAACTTCCGCGTAGTTGTCAATGATGTCTACTATGACGGCACCTATCAGGAGCCGACGGTAAAGGTCTATGACCGCTATAACAACCGTCTGACGGAAGGCGAGGACTACACTCTGAGCTTCTCCAACAACAGACAGGTCGGCACGGCAACTGTCTTTGTTACCGGCATCAATAGTTACCGAGGCTCGTATGCCACGGAGCATTTCGAAATTCTTTCCAATCACTCCAAACCGACGAATGACCGGTATACCATCGACGCTTCCGCTTCCGACGGCGGCCGCATTTCTCCGTCTGGCACGAATACCGTGCGGGATGGTGCGGATAAGACTTTCAACTTCTATGCGAACAGTGGCTATGAGATTATCGGCGTCTATGTCGATAACGAGTATGTTGGGACCAAGAGCAGCTACACCTTCCGCAATGTCAGCGAGGACCACGAGATTTACGTTGAGTTCGCAAAGCGTAATTCCTCTAACTCCAGATTTGACATCACCATTCGCTCCAGCTATGGCGGTACGGTAACGCCCAATGACAGCGGCAGTGTCACCGTTGCCAGAGGAAATAGCCGCACGTTCTACTTTGAACCCGATGCAGGCTATCGGATTTCTGCCGTTTATGTGGACGGTTCTCTGGTTTCCACCCGCAACAATCAGTACACCTTCACCAACGTCAGAGATGACCACCGCCTCGACGTGGAGTTCACCAGAATCAACGGGTACTGGGACAATGCCGGCAACAGGTATCCCGGTGGACCGAACCATGACTGGACTCCGGGCTGGAAGAATCCGTACTATGACGTGAGCAACTCTGCATGGTACTACAATGAGCTGTGCTACATGACTTCTCGCGGCATCGTCAACGGTGTGTCCAACGACGTATTCTCCCCGAACACGCCTGTTTCTCGCGGTGAGCTGGTTCTGCTCCTGTACCGTATCTGCGGAAGCCCGAATCCCGGACGTCACACCTACTTCACCGATGTCGCTGCTTCCTCTCCCTTTGCTCATGCAATCTACTGGGCTGCGGAGAACGGCATTGTCACCGGCTACGGTGATAACTCCTTTAAGCCGTATGCCGCCGTTACTCGTGAGCAGGCAGCCGCTATCCTGTACCGCTACGCTACCTGCCGTGGCTTCGCTTACTATCAGGAGACTGGCGTGCTGAACGCTTACGCTGATTTCTACGCGGTTTCTTCTTACGCCGTTCGCCCGCTGAGCTGGGCAGCGACCAATGGCATTGTCGTGGGGCAGTCGAACCGAACGCTTGGTCCGCAGTACCACATGACGAGAGCTGAAACCATTGTCATGCTCTATCGCTTCTGCACCATGTTCGGCCAGTGAACCGCTGGGGTTCTTGAGTTCTCAGGTTCCGGACAGACAGGTTTTGAAAATTGAAAATCGTAGGGTATGATGGCGTTACATTAAAGAAGTATCTCTCATGAAATTGACTTGATACTTCGCTGGGACAAGCGCATTCGGAACTGTCCGCAGGGAAGAATCGCTTGTCCCATTTTTTTAATGTGCAAGCTACAATCACAAAAATTATTTCGAAAAGGAGAAAAAATCATGTCTGAGTACACCAACAACCTGAACGTCGTCTCCACCTATAAGGGCGAAAAGAGCGTCAGCATCACCGGCACGTTCCAGTGCGGCATCCACTTCCCCAAGAGTGGGGCAAAGCCGTTCAAGGTCATCGAGCGCACATCCAAGAACAACAAGCAGTACAAGCAGATTGCCTGTACTGTTGTTATCTCCCCGGATGACCGCAAGAACAACAACGGCAATCCTTTCTCTTCTGTCTATTACGATGGGAAGTACCTGACCTTCAAGGAGTTCCTGGAAACCACCGGCGTCGAACTTATCAATGGCAAGCTGTATGCTGGCGTGTTCATGGACCGCAGCACGATGGGCCTGTATCAGGTCATGGGCGACCCCAATTTGACCTTCAAGCAGAACATCGTTCTCTCCGGCGAACTGTCCGTCTATACGGATAAGGAAGGGAAGAAGCGTGCCGCTTTCGGCCGCGTGTCCCTGTTTGCCAAGGACCATGTGGGAGCCGATAAGGTGGAAAAGGAGAACGCAAATGTCATGCTGGAGAGCGGCGGCAACGCGCAGGCGTCCGGCGGTAGTCCTGCCGCATACGCTTCCGCAGCGCCCGCTATGAACGATGACGGTTTTATCGACATCTCTGATGATGACGGTGAGCTGCCGTTCTGATTCGGCACATACAAAGCAAGGAGACACCGATTTCTCGGTGTCTCCTTTGTTGTAAAAACTTTTTGGGAGATGCAACATGAAGGAAAAAGAACCCAAAATTGTCTCATTTCGGAATGCTACGACCATCTATATGGGCCATGCAAACGGACAGGACGGGGAGTGGGACCTGTTTTACAGCGTACATTTTGAGGACCGTTCCGCCGAAAGAAAATGCTCCGTTGAGAAGGCTGGAATTATCCTTGGCACCATTTTCGAAGACGCCATCTTCGCCGATAAGGTCTCTGAGGATATCGTGCTGTCCCGTGCTTCTCGCCGCCAGTCTTACGACTATGTTGAGAAGCGGCAGCGTTTTCAGATTCTGGACATGGTGAACAAGGTTTCTTTTATCCTGGAATTGTATCCGAGAACGAAGGAAATCTACGCCATCACAGTCCTCACACAGGACAGAGAGGCCATCAATAAAAAAAGAAATACCGTTGTCATAAAGATTCTTCCAGCTGTTGAGCGGGAGGATGTCGTGGAATCAAAAGTTGTCTATTATGATTACGACTTGCGCATCCGGGCATTCAAGAAACTGTACGAGCAGGTTATGGATGCGTCCTGCCTGCCTTGCGAAGATTGAGTTGCCACAGCAGAAAGAATCACACAACAAGACACATCAACAGGGCAGCATAGCTGCCCTGTTTTTTTGCGTGTTGATGAAAAAAGATTATTCGAACAGCTCCCCCTCCTCGTCAGCGAGTGTCTTTAGATACTTAAACACCGTCTCAAACGAATCAGGCGAGTGGTCATACTCTGTAATATGATTGAGCGCAAAGTAAGGTTCAACCATATTCACAACCATGAAGATGGGTAGGTGGTTGTCCTGTGCGAGTTTCACGATGCGTTCTCGGCGCTCAGACAGTAAAAAGATATCGTCGATGAACCCGCACAGGGCGTAGAACTCGTTGTCATCAGGTGTGAGGGGAGCAACTGGCAGATTGGCAGTCTCCGATATATCGTGGTCGGAAAAAGACTTCTTGTTCATAAAAACCTCCACAAAAAAAGAAATATGGTGAATGGACACAGTTTCACAAAGAACTGTCCATCCACCATATTATTGAAGGGGAGAAATGAAAAAAATGATGCAAACGTGTTATCCATCGTTGCAAGTATATTATACCAAATTTGCATTAAAAAGTCAATCCAATTTTGAGGATTCCCAGAAAACCATTCCAATTTGCAAGAATTCTTGGGTTCTTGGGTTCCTTGTGCAAAAATGGGCCATTTCTCATATTTGTCGCTATGCTAAGAACATACCAAGGAAGTATCACAAACAAAAAGAAAGTTCAGTCAGCGGCTATATACCGCTGACTTTTATATAAACAAGACTATTTTATAAAGGAGAAATAAAAATGAAACTGATACTTGCAAAACAGGATTTCCGGAATAGCGATGCTTGGTCTGAGGTTTGCGATACGCTGGGCCTGCCGGATAATACTACACAGGTCGAGATATCCGCATCCGCAATGAAAGTCCGCACGGTAGAACATCCCGAATGGGAAGAAGCGGAATTTTGGCAGAATTTGGTTGCCGAGCACATTATGGGCGTAGATTTGGTTGATGCAGTACGCAACGGCGAAGTCGATGGCCTGAAAATCGAGCCGAGTGAGGATGAAGCGGGCTATGTGAAGATGATGATGCGTCGGCGTCTCAAAGGCAACGAGCAATGGGACAGCGAGACTGTCGAAGATGACCCCTACGAGCTGTCTTCCGCAATCTTGTCGAGCCTGACAATCCGTAACTGTCAGCAGCTTCTCAAGCCGTATCTGGAATAATTCCAGTTATTTCAACTCATCTATATTGGCACTGCTTATATCAAACATCAAATATGAACGATTCCACAAATATTGTAAAGGAGAAATGAAAAAATGAAACTGACAACAGAAGAAAAGGCGAAGCTGAAATCCAACATTGAGAGAATCAAGGCATACATCGAAGCCGAAATCAGCCCGAAGCTCTGTGGTGGAGCGATTACTGTCTATTTTGGCAATGTGGTACACTTTGCCAACGGCACCACCGGGAAGCAGTATCGACTCTATGTAGACGGACGCAGTGTTTGCGGAGGTGCAGGGAATCTGTGCATGAACCTGCTGCCAACCGGCACGCAGGAATTCGGCTGTTCTGACTTCTGCACTCGTTCGGATGCTGGCCTTGAGCTGATTCATTCGTGGCCCGCTATCAAGCAGGAACTGCTCCAAAAGGTGCAGAATGTTGCGGAGCGCAAAAGCAGCCTTGACAATTTTGAACTTTGAAAGAGAGGATATGCAATGTTGAGCAATGTGAAACTGACTGCGGCCAATGTTCCACACAAGGACAGCCTGACCACGGAAGAGAAGGCAGCTCTTTGGAAGAACATTTCTTCAGCCCTTATTGAGACTGGTCGTCCAGGAATCAAGCGACTCCTGAACTGGATGCAGTCGGACTGTGGAAACGGCGTGATGAACTATGTCAACGCGCCCGCATCTACGAAGTACCACGGGAACTATCCTGGCGGTTTGATGGAGCATTCCTGGAATGTCTATGTATGGCTAACTATCATCGTAGGCAACGCCAACTCCATGAAGGACGCCGACGCGCAGCTCAAGAACGAGGAAAGCAAGGCAATGATGGACTCCGCTGCCATCGTCGCGCTTCTCCATGACATCTGCAAGGTCGGGTTCTATTCGATGGAACCGAAGAACCGGAAGACGTATGACGCGGAGAAGGTGAAAAACGCTCTTCAAAAGGACGTAAAGCACGATAGCCTCGGAGATTTCATCTGGGAGACGGTTATGAGCTACACCGTGACCGATACGCACAAGTTCGGCCACGGAGAGGCCTCCGTTGCCATCATCGAGAAATTCCTCGGCGTACTGGGACTTACCACGGAGGAGCGCATGGCTATCCGCTACCACATGGGAGACTTTGCGAATGAGCGCGAGACCAGTGAGGTCTATAATCGCTACCCGCTCGCTGCCATGCTCCACATGGCGGACCTTGCTGCGACCTATCTGGAAGAGCGTGAGTGTACGGACCAGATGGATGTATTCTGGGATACCGTTAAGGCGTTTGCACGGCCGGTCAAAGCGCCTGAGCAGGCTCAGCCTGCCACAGCGGATGCACCTAAGCCTGATGCGGAAACACCCTCAAAACAGGAAATGCCTCGCGGCCCGTTTCCGGGGCAGGGCTGACATGGAGCAATGCAAAAAGGCGTAGATTCCTACAACTAAACTGTGGATTGGCTGAGCCTGACTCCTTGTCAGCTCAGCCAATCCCACCGCTTAATTGGAAGAAGAAGTTAAAAAGGAGGAGAATGCACTATAGATATTCAACTATCCAACAATAAAGAAAAAGTCATCGTCTCCGATTTGCCGGACATGGGAGGGAAAGATATCATCATCCCATCTGCTATGTGGCCGCTCAACGGAAAAACAGGCATCGTCCTGAGCCACGACAATACTGTGCCGTGCAAAGATGACGGTATCCGCTCTGTTTTTGATGGGATGCAATTCACTGTTGGAGGCTGTTACCACAACGCTTTCATTTTGCGTGAAGCATTGCGGAACGCCGGCTATCAAGCTGACACTTATGCTGGATGGCTATTCGTGGGAGATACGATTCCTGCCCATCATTGTGTCGTCATCCTCAATGAGGACACCGTATTGGACCCGACTGTTATCGACTACCGAAAAATGGCGCTTGATAAATTGGACAAGAGAGAAGCTGTTGTGGACTTCCTCAAGTCCATGCAGGACAAGCCCAAAAGCAGTTACACCACTTTCGGGCAGGTCTTGCCCGGAATGATGTACTTCGTATCCAAATGCGAAGCTCGTGCAGCACATCGGACCAGAGCGAAGCTGGAAAAAGCATACCAGAACCACCCGGCGTTTGGCCGATTTATGAAGGGAAAGAGCCAGACGCCCATACAGGAAATGATTGCGAACGCTGGGCTTTCTAATTTTTGAAAGGAGAAATGAGTTATGGAAAAGAATCTTGAGCTGACTATCCGCATGGATAACGACCATGTTGAAATCGACATTTACGAACCCGAATCGGGGGAGTGTTCTCAAATCGACGCTCCGCTGAGTTTCGACGAGCATCCTGAGTTCGATAAGAACATCGGCGACGAAATCTACAGCTGGCTCTCGCTTTGGGCAGACGAGTTGGCTGACGAGAACTAATCGAAAGGCCCACACAATTCTGTGGGCCTTTTTCATCATTTTATTGACAATCAAGATGTTATGTGGTATAATACAAACATAAATTGAAGGAGGCAAAACACGCGGGTGCTTCGGCAGGAGCAAATGCCCGTCGGTTCGAATCCGACCGCCCGCCATTTTTTCTTTCTCCCTTTTCATTCAAATACATCTGCCCCGGCAGGCGGCGTCGTAGTCTGCCTTTCTCCTTCAGTATATATGCGGGTGCTCCGGCAGGGGCAAACGCTCGTCGGTTCGAATCCGGCCGCCCGCCATTTTTTTCTTCTCCTTTTTTACCCATACATCTGCCCCGGCAGGCGGCGTTATAGTCTGCCAATCCCCCCCTTAAAGCAATATATGTGGACGCTTTGGTAGGAGAGCGCACTCGTCGGTTCAAATCCGGCCACCCGCCGTTTTTTCAACTTTCTCCATTCATGAAGCGCCCTGGCAGGCGGCATTGTAGTCTGCTTTCTCCTCTAAAAACTATTTATGCCGGCAGAAGTCTGGGCGGATTCAGCTTCTTAATCCAAAAGGATGTAGAGTTCACGGGTTCGAATCCCGTTGCTGGCGCACTCGTCGAGATTACGACCCCGGCAGACGGTCCCAAAGTCTGCCCGCGAAATATTGAGGTGTAGCCAAGTGGTAAGGCATGGGACTTTGACTCCCTGACTCGCTGGTTCGAATCCAGCCATCTCAGCCATTCTCCCAAAGAGAAAAATGCTGGCATAGCTCAGTTGGCAAAGCGACGCATTCGTAATGCGTAGGTCGTCGGTTCGAGTTCGACTTTCAGCTCCAGAAATAAAACATTAGAAAAGGAGAATGGCAATGTTGGATTCAGCAGACTTAAAGCAAGCATTAAAAGTCACCAATCGGTACGACAATCGGTACGAACGAGCGGCGGATGCGGTAGCTGCATTAGTCGGAAAAAGCGTGGTGCTTAATGCTATTCCAAAACTGTCGGATATTCCTGAGAAAACAGAAGAACTTGTCCGCCGCAAACAAATTCTGGCTGATATGTACGGCTTTGTTGAACAAAGCTATGCCAGCGTTTTGATTTCGGGGTATCTCTTTCAACACGGCGATGAAAATAGGCAGGCGTTTGCCACAGCATACCGCGAATTGTATCACGCATTGATGGATTATATCAACCACTCAATGCGGGGCATGGATATGCTCTATAAGGCTGATGATTGCGAATGTCCACCGTGGTATATCTGGAACACCAGCAAGGAAGATTTTGTGGATGAATGGGAAGCCCAATATTCCATGAAGTTTGGCGATACGATGGCGGCTATGAGTCAGCAGCAGGACAAAATGCTGGGAACTATCACTGAATATGCCGCTAAAGTACGAGATGCCTTTGCTGCATATTCGGTAGACTACAGAACCGATTCACCGGGGCGTGGCGTTGAAGTATTGCAGCAATATAAGGAATATTGCTCCCGAAATCCTGTGCAGCAGCATTGGGGGTAAGCACACCAAGCCGCCTTTGGCGGCAAATATGGGCCGGTATTCCGTAGCAGGTAGCGGGCCAGACTGTAAATCTGGTGCCTCACGGCTCGGCTGGTTCGAGTCCAGCACGGCCCACCATCTCTTAATATGCTATCGTGGTGAAATTGGCAGACACGGCAGACTCAAAATCTGCTGCCGGAAACAGCGTAAGGGTTCAAGTCCCTTCGATAGCACCATCCCGGTATGCGGGCGAGGAAGCGCAAAAAGCTAAGTGATTGGCGGCTGGCATCATTGCTAAGTGCTGGGCGGCTGGCAGGAAGGCGTCCGCGACCGGGAGCCGAGCAAAATGCTGACATAGCTCAGTTGGTAGCGCAGCACATTTGTAATGCGTAGGTCGCCGGGTCAAGTCCGGCTTCCAACTTTATTTGGTCTCTTAGCTCAGTTGGCAGAGCACCTGACTGTTAATCAGGGTGTCGCTGGTTCGAGTCCAGCAGGGACCGCCACAAGAGATAGGCTTAACAGAATATAGTGGTGAGAACCCACCGGGGCGGTATCCATTCCGTGCCGACAGGGCAGTAAAAGCCGTTTGCCCAGCCATATCTCTTTCCTTCGGTGCCATAGACGAATTGGTAAAGTCATCAGCCTTTCACGCTGAAGAGTGCGAGTTCGAGCCTCGCTGGCATCACCATAGCCTCGCTAAAAACTGCACTGCTCGGATGTGTCCGGCCTGATATCAGTGTGTGACAATCTAAGCGGGGCTATGCCATCCGGGACGGTTCCGGACCAGAGGACCTGGGCGGGTGTTCGATTCCCCAAGCCGTGTGGTTCGACTCCACACGGCAACGGTTGACGGTCCTCTCTTCACCTTAAACCGCTTGTGGTGGGTTCTATTCCCAACCGTCCCTGCCATATATATCGGGGTGCCTGGAGATGGTTCCAGTCCGGCCTCATAAGCCGGTTGACGCGGGTTCGAGTCCCGCCCCCGAAACCAGTTGCCGAGTCGCTCTCGGCTGATGTGAGCGTGTGCAGAAAGCCTCACGAAGAATGACAATGCCCGACAATTCAGGCGCGGAGCCGGTGGGTATACACGGCGGCTTGCGAAAGCGCCCATGACGCGCAAGTAAACGATGCCTCGATTGTCGGGAGCTGCAACAAGCAGCGTTGGTGTTTAACGGTCAGCACTCCGGTCTTCCAAACCGGCGGTGCCGGTTCGAATCCGGTACGTTGCTCCACGTCCAGTGCTCGGACAAAGTACACGTCTGAACGGTCTGCCCACAGATAGAGCGCATCAGGGCAGGGGAAACGGGGACTCACGGGGGCTAACCGCAAGCAGCCGCCCCGCAGCGGTGACAGTCCGGAGAGACGGGCAAGCAGCAGCCAGCAAAAGCGGCGTCGCAAACTATCCGTTTTTCGCGGGTTTGTCTTGTGATGCCGCTTATTTTTTGAATTTTTTGCCCGCCGAAAGGAGCTTACACATGGAAAAAATCACACGAAAAGTGACCGCTACGGTCATCCATTATTCCGAGGCCGTTTTGGAGAACGGTATGCCGGCATTCAAGGAATGTCCGTCCGAACTGGTCGCAGATGCTGTCGATTCCGCTCAGGCCCTCGCTTATCTGCGCAAGAAGTACGGAACAGACCGCTCTTTCCTCGTGACTGGTCTGGAGACGTCCACAAAGAAGTATGAGATGGACCTGGCTCTGTTCGTAAAGACCGCCACGCCGGTCATGGAGGTAAATGCTGTACCGGACGCAGAGCCGGAGGCTGAACAGACTGCGCCTGCTACTCCCACTTCGGAAGCGCCTGCTGCCGCAGTTGAGGTAGCCGCATCCGCACCTGTTCAGGAAGCCACTCCTGCACCCGTAGCTGCGGAGTTTACTCCCGCGCCTGTTGCGCCTGTCGCACCGGTTGAGCCTGCTGCACCTGCCACCGAACCCGCTGTGGCCGTTGCCGTTCCCGCAGGCGAAGTTGAAATTTGACCGTCATGCACAGCAGAGCGAAAGAAAGGGCAAAACTTCTGACAGCTATTGCCGGTGTTGCGCTGATAGTTGCGGCAGTTGTCGGAATTGCTATCTCACTGATGACCGGGATGCCGTCGGGAGGCGGCATCTCAGGTCAAGTAACCATTCAGCCCTATACAGAGGATTCACTTGCAGATATGGATGCAAAAGGAACCTTCTGCAAGTCCGTGCTCTCCACAAAGGTAAACAGGAAACTGGAGAAGAACGGATATTTCATGCTGGACACGAAGAAAGAATACGAAAAGTACCTGAGCGAATACCTTGACATCGTGCAGGTGGAGCCGGAACAGGTCCCGCTCGTCGATGACTGGTATGCCGCCGGATATAAGGCGATTGTTTTCTCTACAGATGCCTACGGAACAGAGGTCAATCTGGTGGCCGCCGAGCAGTATATCGGGGACGAGAGCGTTAAAATCGTCATCGAACCGGCAGAAATCAATCCTGCCTTCCAGTTCAGCCAGGATATCTCTAACTGCAAGCAGACCTCTGTAATTGTCTATATTCAAGCGGAGGTTCTGGATAATGCGGAAAGCATTGAATTTCTGGTGAAAGGAGAGAGTTGAAAAATGGCAAACCGAACGCTGAAAACGCAGCCGGGCGTCGATGCCTGGTGCAGTCTCCCTGACAAGCTGCTGTCCGAACAGGGGAAAGCCCTGGTATCTTCTGACCCAGACCTGAGCGAGCGGACACTTCGCCTACTGAGTGAAATTGAACAGCATAAGGACGAGGACATGGAGTGTTCCTTTGAAGATGTGTGTTTCTACGATAAAGGAGGACACTCTAAATCCGTTGGACTGGCCTGCCTGTCTATCTGCATCAAGGCAAACCCGTATGCTTCTCTCGCAGAGGTTGCGGCCAGGTATTCCGCCATGAGAAACAAGAACTTTGCGGCAGTCGCAAGAGCATTGGTAGACCTGAAGCACGAGAAGGGTTCTTTCATCGTTTATTCCAGGAATAGGCATGACGGAACTATTCAGGTAAACGCCTGGATGCCGTTCATCGTCAACGCGGGGCATGAGCTGCCTCCTGTGAAGGGAAGTGCTACCATTGCGTAGAGCCATCTATAAAGGCGTTGTAGTAGGTGTCCTGATTCTTGGCATCGCATATTTTTGGCACGAGCAGGGAGAGCTTTATATGGACGTCCTGCGCCATATCCCTCAAATCCTGTTTGAAGGATACCAACCTGCGGCGTTTGACCCAGAGGTTCAAAAGAAATTTGGAATATGGGTCCTGACGGAATGCCTACTCGCCGTATTTCTGCTTCCTAACGGCAGAAAGCGTAGGAAATGGGAGAAGGATGATGACGAGGACGAGGACTGAGCGAATCACTCTCATATACTCGGCCGTGTGAAACATAAAATTCGCAGTGGAGGTGTTTCAGGTGAAAAAGCCAACACAAGTGGTATTTACCATCGAATGCGGTGCGACTCCTGACGAACTAATGCAGGCCATTCAAGATATCGTGCTTTCAAAGCTGCTTGCCGGCCGAGCGGAGGTAGCATCTTGAACAAGCTGGATGTGCGTGGTATAATCGAACCAGCAGAATTTGGCTGGCATCGAAAGGAGGCCGGCACATGAGAATGTGCGGATACGCACGAGTTAGCACCGACGAGGAACGGCAATTAGATAGCTTAGAGCATCAGATGGAGTTTTTCTCGGATTTTGCAAAGCAGAATGGGCATCATCTGGTCAATGTCTACACGGACGAAGGAATTACAGGCAGACAGCTCAAAAAGCGCGATGCGTTCAACAAAATGCTGAGCGACTCAAAACTTGGGCTATTTGACCTTCTTGTGGTCAAGGATGTCTCACGATTTGCACGAAATACTGTAGACCTACTCACGTCGATTCGACAGCTCAAATCGAGAGGAATCGACGTGATTTTTGTCAATAACAGTCAGAAAGTGCTTGGCGAATCGGAGTTCGTCATCACGCTGCTCGGCGCTGTGGCGCAGGAGGAAAGTTCAAACCTGTCTAAGCGAGTCAAGTTCGGGAAGGATATTACATCAAAGAAAGGAAGAGTACCGCCGCGAATTTTCGGATATGACCGGATTGATAACTTCACTATGGAAATCAACGAGAGGGAAGCGGAGGTCGTCAGAGAAATCTATCATCTCTACATCGACGAGGGACTCGGATGCCGCCTTATCGCCATCACACTTGCCGAAAAGCAGATGAAAACCAAGTTTGGTAATGATTGGAACCAGAGGAACATACGGAGAATACTGGAGAACCCAATTTACAGCGGACATTACATCAATCACCGCTACACCGTTGTGGACTTTCTGGAAGGAACGACGAAGGCGTTGCCGAAGGAACAGTATTACCACCATGACCGCCCGGAATGGGCCATCATAACGCCCGAACGCTTCCAGCAGGCACAGGAAATCTTGGAGCTGAGGAGAAAACAATACGCGACCGAATACACGCATTTCACCGGGCGATACAGCAACAGGCATTTATTCAGCACCCTGATACGCTGCAAGGAATGCGGACGCGCCTTCTCACGAAGAGTGACGCATTATCCAAACTCCGATTACATTTACTGGCGATGTCCAACCAACAACCAGTATACCGCAAAACGATGTTCCAACAACACAATCGTCAGAGAGGATGACCTAATTGAAACACTCTCCACCTACCTGAGAGAGGTTGTCTCTAACAAAGAGTCCATCGCTCAGGAAATTGCACGCAAGTTTAAGGAAGCAAATGCGGTGGAGGGAAGTAAGCCAGACGCTCAAACACTTGAGGCGAAAAAAGTCAAGCTGAAGGCAAAGCTGGAAAAGTATATGGAGATGTACGCCAATGATATCATCACGATGGAAGCGTTGAAAAGTAAGACAGCAGAAATCAACGAATCTATCAATGTGATTGATGACCAGCTTATTCTCCTCGAAGGACGACGCACACAGGAAAGGACCATCGAAAGCATCACGAATGAAGCGATGACGGAAATTGAGCGGTTTCTCAGCCTGCAATCTGCAACCAATATGGACCTCAGAAGAATTATAGATTCTATCATCGTGGACGACAAAAAGAAGGTGAAAATCAATCTAAAAATAACGGGCAATTTGTAAAGAGGAGCTGCTTTGCATACCTACTTGGTGTAGACCATATCTGTCATCGACACCAAATAGGAGTCCACGCCCCACGCACACGCTGCAAAATAACACAGCCAACACGCACATTTGGTGTCAATTACAACGGCTGTCGACCCACTGCTGCTGTGCGCGCGCATTGTCGACTGCTCCTGCGGGAACTGCTGCGACTGCGCAGCGGTCACGGGCGTGCCCACGGGCATTGCCGAAGCCTTCGACGAACCCATTCTCTTCGAGCCGCAGACCAGGCGCGTGTGCATCTCCATCGGACAGTTCTCCATCGTGCGGCTCGAGCGCGGCACGCAGCTGCTCATTCCGGTATTCGACTACTGCATCCCGAGCGGCAGCTGCCAGCCGGTCGGCAGCATTTCGTGCAGCTCCTGCGACGATCCCTGCGAGATGTTCGAGAGCGTCTGCTTCCCAGTGGATGATTTCTTCCCCGCCGGCATCGCGGAGGGCGGCGCGGACACGCCGACGAACTGCTGCAGCTGCGGCGGCAAATAAAAGCTACGAGCGCGAAGCGGCGGGAGCTCCCGCCGCTTTTTTCTTCATCCGCATTTTTTCAGGCGAACAGGCATGACCTGTCCGCTCCTCGCATAGAGTGGGGTATCTGACGGACAAGGGGGAGAGCGCATGAACGAAGCCAGGGCCATTGCGCGCTGCGAGGAGGCGGCGGCGCTGCTGCCGCCTCGGTTCCGACGCGCGGCGCTGCAAATGCCGGACCATCGCAAGCGATACACGGAGGAGTTCCGTCTGCGTGCCGGACAGCCCCCCGCCGCGCTGCTGCCAGAGGGGGAGGTCTCGCTGCCGTATTTCGGCGCGGATAGCCGCGTCACGCCGCGCGACCTCGCGCAGATGGTCGACACGGTGACGGACTATTCGCGCTATGCCTGCGCGGAGACACTGCGGCAGGGATTTCTGTGCCTGCACGGCGGCTTTCGGCTCGGCGTATGCGGCACGGCGGTGCTGCGGAACGGCGCGGTCGCGAGCCTGCGAGACATTTCCTCGCTCTCGCTGCGCATCGTCACCGAGCGGATCGGCCTGGCCGAGCCGACGGCAGACAGTCTGTTCTGCGCGGGAGCCTTCCGGAGCACGCTCCTGCTCTCGCCGCCGGGCGGCGGCAAGACGACGCTTCTGCGCGACCTCATCCGCACGCTCTCGCTCGGCAGCGAGAACCGCGCGGCGCTGCGCGTCGCGGTGGTGGACGAGCGCGGAGAAATCGCCGTCTGCGCCGGAGGAGAGGCGCAGATGGCATTGGGGACGCACACGGACGTGCTCACGCTCTGCCCCAAGGCGCAGGGCATCGGCATGGTGCTGCGGGCGATGAACCCGCAGGTCATCGCGGTCGATGAGATCACGGCGGCCGAGGACATTGCGGCGATGGCGCACGCCGCCAACTGCGGCGCGGCGCTGCTTGCGACGATGCACGCCGCCGACCTTGACGAGCTGCGGCATAAGCCGCTCTGGCCGCTGCTGCGCGACTCCGGCGTGTTCCGGCGCGCCGTCGTCATCGAGGGCATGGGCGAGGAGCGGCGGTACCGCGTGGAGGAGCTGCTGCCATGAAGCTGCTCGGAGCCGCCCTGATCCTCTGCGGCGCGGCGCTCCAATGCCATGCGCTGCTCGGCGCACGGAGGCAGGAGCGTGCCGCCCTGCGGGAGCTTTCCGCCGCATTGGAGGGCTTGGAGCGCGGGATACGCGCCTCGCTCATGCCGCTGCCGCGGCTGCTCGGACAGCGCGGTGCGGGAAAGTACGCCGACGCC